TTTTCGACGCCCTGAGCAGCCGGCCGATTTCGGCGGTGCTTGTGCCCTTGGCCCATTCGTCACGCAGGCGCGAAAGATTCCTCTCGGTCTGCCATAGGCCTGATCCGTCGCCGCGGCTCATGGCGGTGGCACCAGCAGGTCGACCAGATCCCCTTGGGCCTGCTTCGCCCGGTAGCAGAATGCAGCGCGATACCTCCGTCGGGTCTGGATCGGCTTCGCGGGCTTTGCGAAGCGCGCAGGCGTGGCTTCCGCCAGCCGTTCAAGTTCGGCCAGGCAATCGATGCAGCGGTCGATCTGGCTGGGCTTGCGCGTGCCGGGGAACGTCGCCTCACGCGGAGTTGCACCGCAGTCATGGCAGCGCCGGACAATGCGGACGCGCGCGTGTGATGTCACGCTGTTGTCAGACGTTTGCCCCGACGCTGGGCTTGCGCTGGGAGGACTAATGAAATATTCTGTATCTGTAGAAATGATGACCTCCTGGCCCTCGGTTGCTTAGAACAGCCGAGGGCTTACTTTTTGAAGTTGCAGGAAGTTTAACAGAACGCAATTCACTGTACTGCAACAACGGCCCCGCGGCGGGTGAAGCCACATCGCGATATTCGTGCGCGCTCATGGCCGCGGCGCTCCGATGGCGGCATGCTCGATCAGTTGAGCGCGCAGGGCGAGACGGTGACGCGGATCGGGGATGGCCGCGATCCACTGGCAGTTCGAGCAGCGCTCGCCAGGGACCGGGGGCAGACCGGGCAAGACGACGCGCACGCCACAGTCGCGGCAGTCGAATTCGCTGGGGTAGCGGGCGGCGGTCACGCGGCCCTCGCATAGGCGACCGCTCGCGCCGCATCTTCGTCTCGATTGCCATCGCCGAAATCTACGTAGGTGGGGAGGCACGCCCTAAGCGCCTTCACCTTATCCATGAGGTCCGGGCTGGCGTTCTGCCACCCATACAGACCGTCGAAAGTCCAGTCGCCGAGTTCGGCAAGCTGGTCGGCGATCGCAAACGCTTCCCGCGCTGGCGCCTCGATCAAGCAGACGCGATGCCCACTGCCGCAGTGGGTGAGATTCCATGTCGGAGGTCGGCGACCTTTCGGTGATCCCCGATAAAGCAGCGATATCGCAAGACCCGCCCATAGCCAGCCGCGGCGGGGCTCGGCTAGGCCCAGGGTGGCGATGAAGTAATGGCCCTGCTGCCAATGTCCGACCGGCTCCAGCGCCCGACATGATCGCGTGCTCATGGCCGCCCCCCGTCAAATCGGATGCCGAGATGGATGAGCGCGGCTTCATGGGACTTCGACTGGTCGCGCATCCGGCGGAGGTAGCTGAGGGTTTCGGAGTCGAGGGTCATGACGGCGCTCATGGGCTCACCCCCGCTTCGCTGCGCACCCCATCCCACTGCGTCACTCCAGCCGGAGCAGCCACCCCACCGTCAGCTTCTCGCTGAGCCAAAACGGCGACCCGGCTAGCCTTCGCTTCCTCTATGGCCTTCAGTCTGTCCAGCCGCACTTCTATCGCCGCCAGCTCGTGTTGAATCACGCGATATCGTTTGGCCAGCAAAACCCGTTCCGCCGCGCGCATCCGATCCGCTTCGACAGCGCGAACGGATACCACCTCCTGGTACCAGAAGCTCCGGGCGCGCCGGTAGGAGAGACCCAAAACGTCCGCCGCTCGGGTGATCGCTACCCTGACGCTATCGCCCGGTTCCCACGGCTGGGACGCGAGGCGGACGATTGCCTGCATCTCGACGATAATGGGATCTCTCATGGCCGCCGCCGATCAGCGTCGCGCAGCGCATCCCAGGCCCGACCCAGGGCGCGTTCGTTCACCGCTTCGGCTTTGGGTCCGCCCGGCGGGTCCACCATCGTGCCCGCAACAGCGCCAGGCGCCGCATCAGTCGTCTCCACATCCAGCGACCCCCCGCGGCGTGCCTCCAGTTGGCGCAGCTCCTGCCGTAGCCGGGCTTCCTCCAGATCCATGCTCAGATCATCGAGGCCGGCCAGGCGGAGCATCGCATTGGCGATCTGACGCGAACGGCCCATCAGCCGCGCCAGTATGACCGGATTCGGCATCGTCTCCCCGCGCCGGTAACGCGCCGCGGTTGCCTCGGAGCAGCCGCCGGCCTCGGCTACTTCTTTCGCGGTGCCGAAATCGCGGATCGCGGCTGTCAATGTTGCGCTGGTCACGGCGCAATCTCGATGCGTCGGCGTAGCAGCCATGATTCCGATTCCGTGCCAGTGTGCGGGGCACGGACGCCGGAGCAGTGGAGCATCGGTGAGACCAGACGGCCCCGCGCGCGAACGCGGGTGGATACGAAACGCGGGGACTCGCTGAGGGTCTCCGCGTGCTCGTTCATCAGGCGGCTTCGGCGGGTGATGGTGGGGTGGCGGCGGCGCCGGCGCTTCGGGTGGGGCGCTTGGCCTTGGGCTTTGGGGTGTCATTGGCTGGCGAGGACGGGGAAAGGGCGGGGGCATCCCACAGATCGGGCCGAAGTTCATGGCGGGGAATACCGGTGACCTCGGATATCGTAATCGCGCGCTTGGCCGAAATTGCTCGGTGCCCATGCCGCCAAAGCCGCACGAGTTCGCCGCTCACACCAAGCGATGCGGCGAGATCTCCGTCGGTCAGACCTTTTTCGGTCATGTAGGATGCCAGGGTCATACCCGAACATCCAACGAACTGTTGGATATGTCAAGGACATCTTGCCGGATGCTGTCCGACTCATTGTTGGGCAGGTTTCTCCCGTGGATGACGACCCTCACTCAGCGAACGAAGCCCAGCGCCTTTTCGCCGCGGCCCTTCGATCGGCACGACTCCGGTATGGCAGGGAGACGGGCCAGGGAGAGATCACCCAAAAAGAATTCGCCCAGATGCTAGGAATCAGCGGGGAACGGCCGGAAGAGCGTTATAGGCTCTACGAGAATGCCAAGCGCGAGCCACCGCTATGGATATTGGCGGCTTTGCGTCGCGTCACGGGCTACTCGCTTGACGATCTCATCGCCCAACTTCCGGCAGGCCGGCGGCTGGAACGGGAGTCGACGGAACCCCCATCGACCAAACCCAAAGGACGATCACCCCCGCCCCCTTTTCTGGAAGGGGGCAACGTCAAAGAAAAACGAGTTAGCCCGGCGTGTCCTCCGAAGGTCGCCGTTCGAGGACCTCGACTCGTCGTGGAGGGAGAGCGGCGGTGAGCCGATCGCCATGGAGACTACAGCGCAGGCCGGCTGTTCATCATCACCGGCCTGCGCACCGCTGTCTCAACAGCGGCGATTTCTTCCGCGGTCCATGAGGAGGAAACCGATGGCCGATCAACCGCCCATTCCGGGATATATCCGCTGCGATGCAGCGCATCTAGGCGCGCGATGGCAATTCGAACTCCTGAGCGAAGCGCCCAAAGTTGCATGCGTGTCCATCGAGACGGGCGATGGGGTGCTGACGGTCGGATTGAATCGAGCAGGCGCTGAACGCCTTGAAGCTCAGCTGAGATTATTCTTAGCGGACTGGCCCAGGGATCAACCGCTTTCATGATCAGCTTCAAACCCTTGGGGAACGGCGCTAGCGCCAGCGTTCGACTCGCCGAGGGGAAAGTTCAGATAAACCGTCGCTCGCTCTACGACTATGCTGGGCGGCGTCAAACCGCCCTTTGCCTCCGCTTCGTGCGCCAAAGTAAGTGCTCGCTCCCGCTCTGCGATCATGCCGGCTTCTCCCGTATTTGGCCCACCAGTGTAGCAGGATCATTGCACCCTGTCGCGGAGGTGGAGGGGTGGTGATTACCTCCGCCGCTTCCGCACATCACGGACCGCAGCGGCAACAATCCAAACTCCAACCCCGACCAACCCCATCAGAAACGCGATGAAAATCCACAGGGGCACCATGTTAGGGTTATCCATTCGAGACTTGCTGACCTATACGAACGTCGCCTATTTGCTTTCCCTGCTTCTTACCTTTGCCCTCACCGCCACACTTTGGCGCGTATCGGTGGCTGCGCAAAATGAGAGCGATTCAGCGCTGGAAAAGTATAAGGCGGAAGCTGCCGTTCAAATAGCGCAAGCCAACGGCCAAGCCGCTTCTGCCAGATTCGAAACCGAGCGCCTGAAGGCCACCCTAAAGTGGCGGACACTGGAGCCCGCCTTAAAGGCAAGACTGATCGACGGCCTGCGGGCAAGTTCGCAAAGGAAGGTTCATCTCGCGTGGGTATTTGGTGATCCAGAAAGTGTTTGGTTCGGAGAACAACTTGCAGAGGTTTTCCACGCAGCTGGCTGGATAATAACGGCAGAAGCGATCCCAATTAGCTTTACCATCCCGTTCGGGGTGTCAGTTCCCTTGGACCCAGCCTTGAATGACGAGGTGCGCGGCATCTTTACCATTGCGGGGATGTCGGTGTGGACCTACGCGATACCGGAGGGCAGCTTCAGCATAGGCTCTACATTAGTAGAGGGCGAGGCCACGGTCTTTGTCGGACTTCGCGAGAGCACGATTGCGGGCATCCAGCCACAATAGCAGTCATCACCGCAGGAGACGCCCCGTATATCCCGGCTCTAGTCGTCGGCCAGCAGATCATCCAGCATCACCGGGCACGCATCGGGCAACGGTAGCGGCGGCTGACCGTCCATCGTTTCGGGAACCGCGCGCAGAGCCTGGCGATAGATGCGGGCAAGGTTGAGTTTTTGCCGCATGGATGGGACGTAGCGATCCGCTGCCTGGGTGCGGAAGTCGACGGCATCGGCTCGCCAGCTTGGGGCGTCGCGCGACAGCGGCCACGCCTCGGCTTTCAGCATGTGGATCAGCGCCTGGCGCAGCAGCGACGTTACCGCGTGAAGCTGCTCGTTCCCCACGCTCTCGATTTCCTCAATGATGTTCGGCCAGTCGATCGCGTCGTTCTCCCGTGCGCCGGCCGCGTGCTGGCGCAGCAGTTCCGCTTGGCGCTCGCTCCAAAGCACAATGTCATCGTCGTAAAGGTCGCTCATCCGGGCCATGCCCCTGATAGTCCGGCCCGGAGCCATTCCCCAGGCCGTAGCGTCTAAGGCCTGCATCATAGCAGCCCCGCCACGCCGAGAGAACGGACCCCCACCCGGCATTGCACGAAGCGGCCATCCGAAAGGCTGCGGCTCATGGCGTAGTGTCCACCAGGTCAAGCCGTCGCTCAATCCGATCGAGGCGGCCATCCATCCGGTCAATTCGGCGATTAACGCCCGCCAATGCTTCCTCGGTATTCGTGGTACGCAGCTTGAGGTCCGCCAAATCGTCGGCGATCCGGTCGAGCGTCGTCTCTATACGACGCTGGCCGTTCAGGATGTCGCTCAACCATCGTCTGCAACAGTTCCAAGCTTGCATCAGCCATCAACGCCCTCCGTCTACGGCGCCATCATAGCACAAGCCCTACCGGCACTGCACGAAGCGGCCGTCCGACCGTCAGAACATCATCTGATATTCCGCCCCATGATTCGTCGTGCAGAGAGCGCCGCCGTGGCCCATGCCGCCAGCCGATCCCTCGCAGGTCATCGTAGTACCCCGCTGGCCGGCTGCCTGAAGCATGAATGGATTCTGCATTGGGATAACGGTTGAGGAATCACTGACGATCACGGTTCCCCTTCGCCCGCTGGCGACCCCGAAGCTGGTGCCAACGGCACCGCCGACAGCCAGGTGATAATGACCGTTGAGTACCTCACCATCTGGCATCGTTACGGTTGCAGGGCCATAGCCTGTGCCGTAGAGCGCAACATCGAGTTTCGGAATGCCGACAGCGGTGGCCGCGTCATTTAAGGGCACCATGTCAGCCACTCGCGCGCACCCCGCCAGGGCTATCATCATCGCCGCCGCTGCAAGCCAAATCTCGCGCATCGCTGGGATCCCCTATTTCATCACGATATCGTAGCAGACAGAATGAAATGTCTGCCGATAAAAAAAGCCGGCAGACCAACATTATGTTGTTTACACACCCAACGGAATGTTGGATAGTCTCTCCATCGAGCCACCCTGACCCGGATGCGAGGACCCCGATGAACATCGTTCGAGACACCGCCGGCTGCCACTACAGCGTAGTCACTGCCGCGCCCGGCCTAGAGCATTGCTGGCTCGGCACTCCGGTGAAACGCACCGCCGCTGGCTACATCCCCAAGGCCAAGGCTCGCCAGATCCTGGTGCGCCGCGCGGGTTGCGTCATCATCCAGGGCGCCACATTGCCCGTCGTGACGGCGCGCGCCCGGGGAGCGGTCTGATGCTCACCCGCACACCCCCAACCGTCGCCGACCTGGTGGCCCGCGCTCTCACGGCGACCCCGTTCCTGCGCGAAGCGACCGGCGCCACATCCCACGACATGCGCATCTCCGCGGAACTCTGCGCCGAGCTCGCGGCAGAGGACTGGGAGCGCGAGCATGGTGCGATTACCGGCGCCGCTGTTCCCTGGGAACTCTCAGCCGACGTCGCCAACGGCCTGGTGGCGCACGCCCTGTCCCGCCGCGCGGCCAACGACAACGCGCTTTACCAATCCCACGCCAAGCTGGAGCGCACGCTGGCCGCGGTTGCCGCTGCAAAGTGCGGCATCAAAGGCACCCTGCCGGTAGATGCCGCCGAAGCGATGCTGGACGACATCGAGACCCACTTTGCCCACATCCGCGTTGCGCTGACCCGCGCGCTCGCCATCCTCGGCAAAGAGATCGACCTGATCGAGCGCGCCGCCCTGCGGGAGGCGGTGTGATGGCTGATCTCGCCGCCATGCTGTTTGCCAGCATCGCCGCCCAGAATGAGGTCCTGGCGGTGAAATACCGCGCCATGACGAGCGAAGAGATGCGCGCGATGCTCGTTACCGAGGCCCGACAAATCGCCGCGAACCGCGGTCCCGCCGATTCGAAGGAGGCGGTGTGATGGCCCTGGAACTCTACACCACGATCACCCGCATCGACGCCGACGGCGATCCGGTCGAATGCGACGCAACCGTTTCCTTCACCGCCGAATGCATCAGCCCCGGCTACCCGGCGACCTACACGCAGCCCGGCGAAGGTCCGGAATACGAGGTCACCTTCGAGGACGCCGAACTGGAGACCCGCTTCTGTCCGGTGCCGGGGAAGCTGACGGAGGCGGAGTTGGCCACGCTGCGGGGCTGGTTCCTGGCCAATCTCGAAAGGGCCCGCGAGGCCGCGAGGGACGACGGCGCCGACGGCTTCGATGACGAGCGAGACCACGCCAACGACAACGGCTGGCGGGGGCTGGAGGCATGAACGCGATCACGAAGACCGAGGCGGCCAACACCAACGTTGCACCGCTCGCAGAATCGCTTCCCGGCTCGCTGCTGAACTTCGTCGCCGCGGCGATGAAGGACCCCGACATCAACGTCGACAAGCTGCAGATGCTGCTGAGCATGCAAAGGGAGATCGTCGCCGACGACGCCAAGCTGCAGTTCAACCGCGCGATGTCCAAGGCCCAGGGCGAGATGCAGCCGGTCGTGCGGGATGCGAAGAACGACCAGACCAACAGCAAGTATGCCCGCCTGGAGACGATCGACGCGGCGATCCGGCCGATTTACACCCGCTACGGCTTCTGCCTGGAGTTCAATTCCGAGGCGATCGAGGGGCCGAACGAGCGGATCGTCTGCGAGGTGTCGCACAGCGCGGGACACAGCAAGCGGTATCAGCTTGAGGCCGCGCCGGACACAGCAGGACCGCAGGGCAAGGCGAACAAGACGCCGCTGCACGGGTTGGGCTCAACGGTCTCTTACCTGCGCCGCTACCTCACCTGCATGATCTTCAACATCGCCCTCGCGAACGAGGACAACGACGGCAACCGCCGCCAGCGCGACGACGGGGAGGTCAACAGCCGCCGCCAGGTCGATGAACTGTATGCCCTGCTGGCAGCATGCTCGGCTGATCCGAAAGCAGTAGCGGCGAACGAGCGGGCGTTCCTGACGAAGATGGGGCTCGGCGATCTCCGCTCCATGGCGGATGCCCGCGTCGGTGACTTCGCCCGGCTGAAGAACGCGCTGCTGACGAAGCGAGGCATCATGGCTCAGCGCGCAGCACAGAACGCCAATGCCAAAGCTGGAGAAGCAGCGTAATGGGTAGCGAGCCGCTCAATCTAGTCGGCGAAAAGCGCGGACGCTGGCTGGTTCTTGAAGAACGTCGCGTTCCCAGCGGCACGAAGAGAATGCGGAGGGCTTGGCTATGTCGGTGCGATTGTGGCACCGAGAGAGTGGTCCTTGCAATGTCGCTGCCTCGACCCGGACGAAAAGGGTCTGCCTCTTGCGGCTGTTTGGCTATCGAAAAGAGCACCACCCACGGTCAGACCAACACGTCTGAATACAACACGTATCGCACGATGCTGGCTAGATGCAGAAACCCCAAGGCAAAGAGCTACGCGGACTATGGAGGCCGGGGCATCAAAGTGTGTGACCGCTGGCAAGACTTTGCCACCTTTACGGCCGATATGGGCCCCAGGCCGTCCAACATGTCCCTCGATCGGATCGATAACGACGGCAATTACGAGCCTTCGAATTGTCGGTGGGCGACATCTCAAACGCAGGCGCGCAACAGGCGCGTTCGAAAAGACGGTGTCAAAGTTAGAGGCGTCCATTGGAGTGAGATCAAAGGTGTTTGGCGAGCCGTGTTTTCCTTTGAACACTTCGAGGACGCTGTAGAGGCACGTAAGTACTTGGAACAGACCTATTGGAGTATGAAATGATTATCTTCCGTGACATCGAACAGGGCACACCAGAGTGGTGGGCTGTTCGGCTGGGCATTCCCACGGCCTCCTGCTTCGACAAAATCGTGACGCCAGCGAAGGGCGAGTTGTCGAAGTCATCGCGTGCCTACGCGCAGTATCTCGTGGCGGAGACCCTCCTGCGGGCGCCGCTGGAGCCGGAGCGCTCCGACCCCTACTGGATCGCCTGGGGCAAGCTGCACGAGCCGATGGCGGCGCAGCAGTACGCGTTCACGACCGACACCGAGATTGAGACCGTAGGATTCGTGACCACGGATGACGGCCGGATCGGGTGCAGTCCGGACCGCCTCATCATTGGCCACCGCGGCGCCGTCGAGATCAAATGTCCCGCCCCGCAGACGCATCTTTCGTATCTGATTGATGGCCCCGGCCTCGACTACAAGTGCCAGTTTCAGGGCCAGATGGCTGTGGCAGAACTCGCATTCGTGGACTTCTACTCGTTCCATCCTTTACTTCCACCCGCTTTGTTCCGGATAGAGCGCGACGAGCCGTTCATCCGCAAGATGAGCGCGGCGCTCATCGAATTCCTCGCCATCCGCGACGAGATGCTGGCCAAGGCCCGCGCCTCCGGCTTCTTCGAGCAGATCGTCCGAGAAGCCGCGTAACCCCCACGAATTTCAGCAGGAACCCTAGCCATGTCCGACATCAGCAGCCCGCAAGACCCCGCCATCGAGGCCCTCCGCGAGCGCGAGCGCCAACTGGATGCGGACGTCCAGCAGCACATCCGCAACGCCGAGGTCGCCACTGCCTGCCGCAACGAGGTGCGCGAACTGATCGCCCTGCTCACCCGCAAGGCCCGGGTCCGCAAGCCGCGGGTGGTGGGGGAGACGGCGAATGGCACGCCCGTCCCGGCGCGTGACCCGCTCGCGATCGGGGGGCCGGCGTTCGTGTTCGCCCCACCCGAGGGGGCGGCGTGATGGCGACCCCATTGGCTGTCCTCTGCGATCGGCCTGATTATCGTGGCGCGTTCAACCGCCGATGCCAGCGCATCATTGACCAACCCAGAGGTGAGGATGCGCCCCGCCAGTGCCGCGCCGCAGCGCAGCGAGGGACCGACCTTTGTTGCGTGCATCAACCCGCCGCCATGGCGCCTTATCCGTTCTGCCAAACGCCATCGGTCTGCGCCGGAAAGGGCTACTGCCCGCGCGACATAGCCTGCAACGAGTGACGCCATGATGCTCCTCCCGAAGACCGAGCGCCTGCGCTCTCCCCGCCACCTCGCCTGGATACGCACCCTGCCGTGCTCTGTACCGGGGTGCAGGAGCGACATCATCGAGGCCCACCACGTCCGCAAGGGCGCCGGCGTCGGGCTGAAGCCGGCGGACAGGAACGCCGTAGGACTCTGTGTTGACCACCATACGGAAGGCCACCAGCAAGGATGGCGGACTTTCGAGGTGAAGCACGGCCTCGATCTCTCGGCGATTGCGGCCAGGCTGTGGACGGAGAGCAACCAACAGCGGAGGGCGTTGGAATGACCGACATCTCGCACATGCAAGCCGCCGATCGGAAGGCAATTTGCCCGGACGCACGAAATGATGGGACGCCGGGTGCCATGCGTGAATCCCACGTCACGACCTACAACCAAGGCTTCGTTGATGGCTGGGACCACGCGATCGCCGTGCTCCGGCACTTCGGCAAGGACGCGCCGGAGGATACCGCGCTGATGCGGATGAAGCGCCGCGCGGTCGCCATCACCAGCGACGACCCTCCGGAGGCCATATGATGGAGCGCATCACGCTCGCCGAAGCGCACACCCGATTCAAAGCGCAAGGCGTCTCCGATCACAAGCATATCGCGTTCGTCTGCCCGATCTGCGGCACGGTTCAGTCCATGGCCTCGCTCATCGCGGCCGGCGCAAACCCAGAAACGGTCGAACGGTTTGTCGCCTTTTCCTGCGAAGGTCGCTTCTCCAACGTCGGACCTTGGCCAAGCGACAAGGATGGGTCAGCAAAGGCCGAACGTCGGCGAGCGATTCGAGGTTGCAATTGGACGTTGGGAGGCCTGTTGCGCCTCCACAGGCTGGAGATCGAGCTTCCCGATAGCGCGGAACCACGCCCGACGTTCGTCATCGCGACGGCCGAGCAGGCGCAGGAGCTGGAGCGGCTGATGACGGCCAAAGCTGAAGCGGAAACCGAACAGCGAAAGGCCCTGTGATGAGGAAGCACACGATCGTGGCGATGGTGCAGATCGAGACGGATGACCCCCGGCTTGTTCCCAGCTCGGACATGGTGGCCACTGCAGCCGCCGCCGCCCTGGTGCGCCAGGTGATCGTCGATAACCTGCCCCGCCTCACGAGGGTCATCGGCATATTCGGCGTCGACCACGCCCGCATGTTGATGATGCTGCACGAGAGCGTGGGCGACCGGATCGCTGCGGAGCTCGGCAAGGCGCCGACCTTCAAGCGACCGCCGGCCGACTACAAACCGCCCAGCCCCTCAGGAGAGCCGTCTGATGGATGACGCTGACGCAATCCTCGTCGACCAACCCGCAAGCCCGCCCATCCGGGAAATCTACACCTGGATCGGCCACTACGCCGACGGCGGAGAGGGGATGCTGAGCGCAGACTTTCCAACGCCCGGCGGCCTGGGTGGTGTCCGCCACATGCCGCTGCTCAATTCGCGACGCGAGGTTGCTGAGACAATGGCTCCGCTGGCCCGGCGAATTCAGAGCGCATCGCAGCACGCGGTGAGCAGGATCACGAAGATCGAGCTGCGCACGTTCAAAGCGGCGTCCGATGGCTGATCTCTGTGCCTGCGGCCGACCGCTTCATTACACCGACCCCTCGATCAAGCGAGCGGTGCAGAAGCTGATAGACCGGCTCGGGGCCGATGTCGTGGTCACCGTCGGGGATCAATCCTGGGCCGTCCAGCGTCACTACATCGCCCTGCATGGTCTTAAAGCAGCGGATCTTTCGACGCTTGGCTTCCCGCGCGCGGCTGAGAGGGCATCCGATGGCCCTTGAATGGAAAGATGGCGGGTCAGAGCCGTTCATCTGGTCAACCGACGGCCGGAAGACTTGGTTTGCAGTGTGGTCGCAAGGCGACGGGTTTGCAGCGTGGGCATCCGGACCTTCCGACCGCCAGACCTCGATTCATACGACAGAGCGCGCTGCGATGGATTGGTGCGAAGCGTGGATGCCGGAGAAGCGTGATGCCTGACCCCTTCACCTGCCCGTTCTGCTCATCGATCAGCCACAACCAGAGTGACCTGCATCAGCGCTACTGCAAGCGATGTGGTGTCTTTGTGGATGACGCGATCACCCGTCGGAACAAGCACGGCGCCTGCCGCGGCCATGCCTCGACGCCTGCCTGGGAGGGTCCGGAGCAGATGGAGCAGTGCGTCGCCTGCGGGTGCGAGGTCCGCTTCGACCTGGTCGAGCATCATTACTTCGGATTCAGGGCGGCTTGTGTTTGGAGGGGAGGCTGATGGGTGACGCACGATGGCTGAACGCCGAATCGACCGCCGCCTACATAAGCGTGCGGGTCGATGCCCTGCCCCGTCTGGTGAAGCAGGGTCGCATTCCAGCACCCGATCACACTCTCGGCGTACGCTCCCCACGATGGGACCGGCTCGCCCTTGACGCCGCGTTTAGCGGGGGAACATCGTCCACTGATCCAAGAGCAGCGAGTGCCGCCGTTGTCCAGAAAATCCTCGCGCAAGGCCGAAAGGGTAGTCCACCGCGTCCTAGCTGACGGGACCACGCGAAGCTACCGCTATCCGCCATATCAGCCGAGGCGCGTCCGCTCGAAAGGCGAGACTATGGGCGAACTCATCGCCGCGTGGGAACGCAGTCCGGAGTGGCGCGCGCTCGCGCCGAGCACCCAAGCGAACTACCTCACGTACCTTCGGCCACTGGTAGGCATGGAGCACGTCCAGGCATCGCGGATTGAGCGCAAGCAGATTACGGACATCCGCAACGCACTAGCTCAAGCGAAAGGCAACGGCGCTTCCACAGGCTTCGTGCGCACCGCGTCGGCACTATTCGGATGGGCCGTCGAAAACGGCTGGCTAAAGATGTCCCCGACGCTGCGCATGAAGCGACTGAAAGGCGGCCACCTCCCCGCCTGGACGCCCGCAGAGGCCGAACAGGCGATGCGCCAACTTCCGGAGCATTTGCGGCGCCCGGTCGTGCTGGCGCTCTACAGCGGCCAGCGCCGGGGCGATCTGTGCCGATTACCTTGGTCAGCCTATGATGGGCGAAGCCTGCGACTCCGGCAGAGCAAGACGGGCGCGGCGTTAGTGATACCCGTCCATCCTGCGCTGAAGGCAGAACTGGATGCATGGCGAGCCGAGGCAGCGGCAACGATGATCCTGGTCAACAAGTTCGACAGGCCGTGGCAAGTCACGAACCTGTCCCGGCAATTGGGTGATGCCCTGGCAAAGTTGGAGGGCTTTCCGCCGCATCGGAACATCCATGGACTACGAAAGCTAGCCGCGATCAATCTCGCGCAGTGCGGCTGTACACTTCACGAGATTGGCGCGATCACCGGGCACAGGAGTCTTGCGATGTTGCAACTCTATACTGCCGGGACCGATCAGGAACGGCTAGCAGAGGCGGCGGTTTTGCGATGGACAGGAAATACAAAAAAGGCGCTGAAACCAGCGGATTGAGCGGCTGTAATCTGTCAGCAGAGAAAGTGAGATGTGGCGTTCCTCTAGGGTTTCCAGGCGACAAACCGGAAAATGCTGCGCCTCGGAGGTTCCGTGACGCCGTCACGTATCGCCATTTAGTTCGCTTGCGCGGACGCCATGACCGATAGCCAGACGATCAGAAGCCGGCGCACATATTGGCAAAATTGCACCTCAGACACGCCCGAGGCACGAGAACAGTATGACCGAAATCGAAAGCAACGACCTGGAGAACATGGACGAAGGCATTCGAGGGGTCGTGCGTATTCTGCAAATCGCGGGTGTCGTGACGGTTGGATCGTGCCAGGGGGGTGGCTATGGATGGGGGCACGGCTATCTGCGGCCGACTGTGTTATTTGAGGGCGATGACCAAGAAGGACCACGTGCCCGCAAGATTGTATCGGAAGCTGGATTTATTGTCTCCGATCTCCACCGGCGATATTTCGAGAATGGGGGCACGCAGTGGGTGCTTGAGTTCGTCTGTGGAGCGGCACACGGATGACCCCCTGCCGCGCGCTGGGGCGCAGATGAGCGGGGACAACGCATCCGGGCGCTTTACCATCCTTTTCCCAAGGGAACCCGGCGCTGCTGCGTGGGTGCACCGCTGGCTAGGTGACGAGTTCCCCCATACCCGAGGCGACAGCAGCCCGACGTGCCCCTGCCGGCCGTACTACGTGCCCGCTGGTGACACGCGGTCACTCGATGAGATCGCCGACGACATGGAAGAGGAAGAGGGGAATCAACAGTGAGCCAAGATCAGACGACGCCATACGCGCAGCATTGGGCGCAGCTGGTCACGGATGTATCATCAGATCGCGGCGTCATGTGCGTCATTGCGGCGATCGACGCCGAGACGAAGGTGATGAGGGCGAACCCGGCTGACGTCATAGTGGCGTGTGCTCAGGTGCTCGGTCAGTCGATTGCTTCCGGTGGTCCAGAGATCGCCCGAGAATTGCGGCAAGCCATTATGTCTCTGATCGACGGATATACCTTTCAGGTCGCTGTGGAGTCAGCGCCATGACAGACCAGACGACCAAGCGGTGAGAGACCCCATCGCGCTTGACCCCGCGATCTCCCCTCGCATCAGTTGGCCGGCGCCCATCAGTCGTGCGCCGCCTCGCCGTGCGCGCCGTTGCCCATTGGTCGGGCCGCGTCATCGGTAAGGAGCGGGGGCGTCCGCTTCGTCACCCGAGGAGGCAGGCTTTCCCGCAACAGCCGGTTCGCGCGCCGGCGGAACGTGGTGGGCACATCCGCTGCCCCTGCTAATGCGATCGCAGCGGCGATCGCGCGCTCGGCCACCATGACACAGGCCATCGCGTCGGACATCTTGTCTGCCGAGTCTGACGATTTGTCTGCCGCCGAACGGGGGCTGATCACCTCCAACGGCTCGCGCTCGGCGCGAATCTCCCGATCAAGCGCCTGGCATACATACGCCCCGATCGGGAGCTTTCGCCGGCCGGCCGCCTCCACCGCACGATCCCGGTATGCCTTCGGCACACCGCGCACGGTCCACCGATCGTCTGCCGTCTCGTCTGACATGTCTGTCTCTGATTTTGCGAGGATTCTAGCCTAAATTAGAGGTCTGTCACGCCCAATGTCAGACGTGGGGTAACCACCCGTCGGACGCAGGAAATCCCGGACCCGCATCGCTGCGGCTGGGCCGAATCGCCTCATTATTCCACTTGCGTTATACGTCATATTGACGTATCTAGACTGTGCCTTCGGCAATCAGGTCGAGGGTCAGCGGAGGAACCCGGATGCAAATTCGCATCGCCTGGGACTTCCGGTGGGGAAAGAGGCGGATCAAGGGTTCAATCGCGATCCGCTTCTAACCAGGCCGGAGGGCAGGGGTCGCAAGGCCCCTGCCTTCTGGCCTTATGCCACAACCCAGAGCGGAGTTGAATATGAGCCAGCAATATAGCGAACTCCGAGCCCAGATTGCCAGCCTTGGCCTCAACCAAAGCAGCCTGGCGCGGCGCATGAAGCAACTCGGCGACGATCGGGACGAGAAGAATATCCTCCGCTCGATCCAGCGCATGGTATCTGGGGACGCCCGCGTATCGGGTGAGATGCGCGCGCTGTTGGGACTGTTGCGCGAGATGAAGCGAGATGCGAGGCGAGCGGATGCAACGCATCAAACTGGTGTTGGTCACGATGGCTGAGTGCCGGCAATGTTGCTTGCCTCCATCGTCACCGAATGGGCGCGGGCGGCGTCTGAGGGTCGCCGGTCATCTGGTCAGCCGATCCCGGAGGACGATCGCCCGCACAGTCCGCAAGGATTCCTTGCATAGTCCTCGGTCGTCGGAGATTTCATCGGAATTCCTTCCAAGTCTGGTATAGACCCCAGATCCCGAGCGCGACGAACGGCGCGAGCGTAATCCATAAAAGCCAGAGATTGGTTGTCTGCTGCGGATCATTCACCGTTTGCCGCCTCCCATTTTGCTCGCTCTGCATCGACATCGACCATGTCTGGATCACGCAAGCACCCGCCGCGCCACGCTCCGCAAACCGGACAGCGCCGTTGCGTATCAACGATCCATAGACCGCCGGAACACAGCCAGCCATCTCCGAGCGGCCGGGTGGTTTGGGATCGGTCACTTGCCACTGACGGCCTCCCTTCTGGGGTCTGCCATGTCGTATTCCCAGCCCGTGTATATTCCCGGCTCCCCGATCCATTTGCGGGTCATCACGCCGCGCCGGAACAGAGCGTCAGCGGTTGCGGCAAACGGCATTGGCGTGGACCGGCATGTGCTGAACGGCACCGCCGCCAGGACGGATGCTTCCAGCGTCGCGGCGACGCTCGTCTCAGAATTTTGCATCGCTGGCTTTCCCTTCTGCTGCCCGCCGCAAGGCACCCTTCAGGCCGGCCAACCAACACCAACACCTGAGCATAAAAAAGCCCAGCGCGCATTTCTGCGGCCGGGCGAAAGACAGGTTGGGGGAAACGTCAGGCACACCTCTGCGCCCAAGCCGATGCCCGGGTAAACTATTTATTGCGAGGCACGCAGCACCTCTCGAAATCTCCCAGGCCGGTATCACGGTTCCGTGATGACATTCGGGCGGCGCCCTGCTACATCCCCGCCATGTCCCAGCACGACACGAGATCACAACGAGGCCAAGGCGAGCGCGCCCTATGGATCGCGGTCGTCCAGCAGGCGATCGACGATCTCTCCAGCGGCCGCGATTCGCTCGAGCATGCCGACGCCGTTGCGTTTTTCACGTCCGGCGGTGAATGGCGCCAGGCGCGGATCGATATCGCCGATCGCCTCGAGATCCATGCCGACGATCTGGAGCGCTGCGGCCGGCGCTTGATGAAAGCCCAAGGGATAGCCGAGGCCATTCCAGCCCCGGCGCAACCCATCCGACGCGCTCCTCCCGCCCCGTTGCCATCGATCGTCGCCACCCGTGCCCAGGAATCGGTCAAGCCCGCACGCCAGCCAAGGCCGGCGAAGGGCCGGGATTGGTGGATTGCTCGGTTCATGGCGAAGCAGGCAGCATAAGATAGGCTTTTATGGCCTATGGGCGTTGTAGAGGGGCAGTGGGAAAAGCCAGCGTGATGGGGCCTGAACCTGTCGGATGCAGCAGTGCAATCGAGAGGCCGGTTGCTTGCTTTTCCCCCTGCGTCAAAAACAACGCCCATAGGCCATAAAAATCCTGGTGCAGACGCAAAAACGCCGGCCACCCCCTCTCGAAAGGTGACCGGCGCTTTGCAGTCCTGCGTCTGGCGTCGCGCCCGATCAGTAGCGCGTCCTGGATTCAGAAGCGAGAGTACCCGTCGGCGCCGAACAGCCAGAACAGCACGACGATCAGCAATATCAGCGGGACGACGACGCCCACGTTGCCGTACCGGCCGTAGCCATAATATCCGCCCCCGCCGCACAGCAGGAACAGGATCACCAGCAGCAGTATGAGGCCCATCGGCTCGCTCCCTACTTCAGCGCGACAGGAGGCACCACCACAGCCACCACAGGTGCAGCACCAGGGTCAACTGGCGGCGTGACCGGAATGGCGGCAATCGTCGCACAGACGCCCTGGACCGCCGCCGACGTCATGCCGATGACCGAGACCGGCACGCCTGATGCATCGGCGATCGCCACAACCAGCGGGCCGGTCGCCGTGGCTTTCGCGCAGAACATCTGGCCATCCACCACGGCCTTGGTCTGTTGAGCGGGCGAACATGCAGCGAGCCATAGAGCGAGGGCTGCCCAGATCGCGGCGGTAAAGCCATACGAGGCGGCACGGCGGGCGTGATCGACGGTCATGATTTGCTCCACGGTTGAAGAACGAAGGGGATCGCGATCAGCACCGCGCCGGCAGCGACCATGCCAAGGCCGATGTCGACCCGGCTCCAAAGGGCAACAAGTCCGCCCATCCAGGCGAGGAACCCGCCGATCAACCACAGCATCGAAATCACGGTCGGGTAATTGATCGCGCACAGGGTCCGGTAGAATCTCACGCTGGTGGCGACCCACCGGGCACGACGATCACGGGTTGCGCGGCTTGAGCCAGGGACTGTAGGCCAAGCCTGGCTTCCACCTTCTCCGCGATCGTCTCCGGCGTGATGTCCGAGAACCGTCGCAGTTCAGGCCCGGCGTTGTTCAGCACATACTGCACGCCGGCCGCTGTCGTGGGGGAAATACCCGGCATTGAGACCTGCAAGGGATGGGCGGCTAACCCGGCGTCGGCTGCCTGCTTGACCGCTCCGAGGGCGTTGGTCATGGCGTTCGAGATCGTCGCTTTCGCGGCTTCGTCCTTCAGGTGCGACTGAAGCCAGGCCAGGAACACGGCGTTGACGATGGTGATCAGCGCGCCGACTACGGAGACGGCGATGGGGGTGAAATCGATCATGCTTCTGGCGCCCGGTCCTTGAGGATCATTTTGTTGTTCCCACGGAAGTAAATGTTGCCGAACCGGGCAAAATGCCCTATATTGCGGATATCGGCAGGGGCAATCGTGCGCACCGGCGATACGGAAGACCCTCAGATGGACGAAGAACTGCGCAACTACCTCGACGGCATGATGGTCCGCATCAACGACCAGTTCGAACATGTGCTCGATCGGCTTGGTTCGCTGGAACGCGACTTCGTAAATACCAAAGAGTTTCTTGTTGGTGACGCGCTCATAAGTGGTCGCCGGTGGTTCGATAGCGAGAACCGCATCACCAAGCTGGAGGAAGAAATGCGCAGGATGCGCGACCGATGAGCGCCACCACCCCGGCCGACTTCGACCTGAGACTGAAGATGGCTCAAATCGACGCCGCGCTGGCCAGCCACGACATGATGACCGACCGATTTCTCGGGGCGCTTCCATGACCGCCGGAGACTTCCGCGCCGCCCTCGCCCGCCTCAACTACGGTCAGCGGGGCTTTGCCGAATATGTCGGCGCCAATGAGCGGACGGTGCGGCGCTGGGCGTCGGGGGAACAGGATATCCCCCAATGGGTGCCCGTGATTCTGGATTTGATGGAGCAGGTGGCGGCCTAAGCGACTGCCGCGTCTGCCATTGCGTGCGCCTCCGCCTGTGCTGCTTTGATCCTGCTGATCCAGCCGTCGCCGAACCGTGGCCAGGTCGGGAGTCCGGCCAGGTAGGAGGCATGGACCCCGGTGATCGCATCGATCAGCGTGATCGGCTCGCGCGAGCGCGTCTGCTTCAGGCTTTCCGGTCCGATCCAGCCGTCAACATCTTCCCCGACGAAGCCAAGGCATTGCTGGAACAGCCAGGGGAAATGCCCTGACATCATGCGGCCATTGAACAGCAGCAGGTCGAGGCCGGCCGGGAGATCATTGCACGTCGGCTCCCAGAACTTGATCCGCAGCACCGCGGTAAGCTGGTCGATCGTCGCGTTCGAGAGGGTGCCGTGGACGATGCCGGAGCGCACCGCGTCCGCCCAGGTCGCCTCGATCACCCCTCCGAACGTCCCGCCGCCCGGATCACCTGGTGTCGTGTGGTAGCCGTCGCGGGGAGAATCCCGCCCCGGGCCCCAAACGAAGTCGAGGGCGGCCGGGAAATTCGTGATCATGGGGTCATTCCTCGCAGTTCGAGCACGGTCCGGGCACAGGCATCCCCACGCGCCCGCTCAGCCTCTCGCGCGACTTCCAGGGCGATGGCGAATGCATTGAGCTGTTCGAGGGTATGCACACGCGACAGCGGCGCCGGGACGGCGACGGAGGGCGGACACTGGCACTGGCAGACCGGCCGGACTGGCGGCGGCGGCGCGGGCGTCGCCGCACAACCTGCCAGCACGATCACCAGAGCAACCGAGCGGATCAATTCCTGGGGTTCCGCACCGGAGCGCCGGAGAGCGCGTTGATGCGCTTGTCCAGATCGGTGTAGCCGTACTCGAGCTTCAGCACCCGATCGCGGATGGCGTCGCCACGCGAATCAAGTTCATGCAGGTGACTGTCACGCTCGGCATAGTCGGACGGCCGCCACATGCCGTTCAGCCGGGTGTTGAAAAGCTCTTTGGCGGCGTCGATGCGTTCCGTCAGTTGCGCCTTGTCGCTGGCGGCAGCGGCGGCAGCGGCCTTCTGCGTGGCTTGCAGATCGGCGACGGACGATTTGAGCTCGTTCGACAGAGAGGTGTTGGAGGCGCGAAGTTCCGAGATGTCTGCCGACCACTGGGGGTGTAGGCCGCCCGTCAACCACGCGAGAAACGTGGTCGCCATGACGATCGCAGCGATCACCACACCAAGCTGAGTCCAGGGTATCACTTGATGGTCGGTAGCGCGACGCATGTGCGGGTGGTCGCTCATCAGCCCTCCGATACGGCGGCCAAAGCGGAGCGCGTTGTGCGCTCCCAGATTGCGGTGTCAGCGCATCCCGTAGGCACGCGCGGCCCACCCCGCGATGATCGGCCGGGCATAGTTTGCCTTGGCGATCTGGCACTTGACCGAGGCATGGAGACCGTCTGCGGTGCAGAACGGCGTCCACACGCCGCTTGCGATCGAGGTCTCGGTGATGCCAGCGAAGTCGAGAACGCCGTCGTAGACGCCCGCATAAGTGCCGGTCCCAGCCGAAACAAGCTGCCGCAGGGCGGCGTTGCGCAACTGAAGCGTGGGGTTCGCCACACCATTCGGGGTCTGCGTAGCTGGATTTCCGAACGATGACATGTAGAGGTTGAGCTTCAGGTTTGTCCCGCTTCCTCCCGTCACGACGTTGGCCGTGGTTGTCGGGTCCGCGGTATAGGCGCCGTTCGTGATGTCGTTCACCTGCCGCACCGCGCCGCCTGAGTCCGTCGTGACTGTGGCGGTCGCCGCCGTCGTGAACGTGCCGCCCGCCACTGTGACGGTGAAGGTCTGGTTAGCGCCATAGCCAGAGCCGGGGGTGTTGATGTCCGCCCAGATGATGCCGTGGTTCGTGTCGGAGACCGAAGCGACCGGGTCATCGGTGGTGGCGAACACGAACTTGCAGCCGAGGCCGCGCAGTTCCTTGACCAATTGTGCTTCGGACGCCGCGACAGTGGCGAAAGAAAGCGCCAACTGGTTTTCGTCGTTGATCGACATCCCCTGGTAGCAGAGTTCAGGAAATTTGCCGAACCCAGCCACTTTCTTCAGCCCATCGAGGTGCATCTGGTGATTGCGCTGCCAGTAGTAGATCGCATCTCCAGAATGATTGTAGGCGACGATCGGCATGGTGTTGTTGACCGCGCGCTCAAGCCAGCCCTGCGACCCGCCAGTATAGTCGTAGACATCGAAGCCGCTCGTGTTCGCAAAGCCGATCGTCCCGGCACCGCGGCTATCGGTGATCGAGAGCAGAGACGGCGTGGGTCCAGCCACGGTAGGCTGTCCCAGGATGCCCACAAATTCCAACATCCCGGCCGGCGAGGTCACCGCGCCCTGGCCGAACGACGAGAACATCGTCTTGTCGTAGTTCGTGAAAGACGCAGTTGCCTGCCCCTCTCCGTTCGTCACCGTCATGCGCGACTGCGGCACGGACCCGAAGACGAAGGTGCGGATGCCGAATGAAGCGCCAGGCGCGATGTTGATGGGGATCGGGTCCGTGACGACATCGGCGCCCGACGGGACGTAGATGTCCATCGTGTTGCCGAGCGCGTCGGGACCGGCGTTCGGGTAAGGGCTGGACGCCGTCGCGGGCACATGCACGCAGACGCCCGTAAGTTGGTTGGAACAGGTCTCGTCAGTCCAGACAGGGTCCACGGACACGCGGGCCAGGTAGGCGGCGCCCTGCCAGGTGAAGTTGAACGTCGCGCCCGAGCCGAGCCCGCCCAGCGTGGCGCCGCTGCTGATCGCGTACACCGCGTTCATATGCGTGGTGTCGGTGCAGGTCCACGTTCCAGCCGGGGGCGTGCTGTTGATGGCGGAGACGGCGCTATCGACCGTGGCCGAGATCGTCCCGCCAGTGCAGGCGGGGCCGGATGCAACCGAGATGAATGTGTTGGCCGCGACGTATCGCGCGCCGCCGTTCAGGTTCGATAGATTGTAGCCATTCAGGTTCGACCCGGTGAAGCCTTGGCTTTCCGAATAAGCGCCGTAGCCGAACGTCGCCTGCCACACGGCCATCTGGCCTGTGCCGTCCGCAAGTGGCGTCGTCAACTGGTAGGCGCCGCCGCGCAGCACGTGAACCTTGGTGATTACGCCGGCCGCCACAGCATCGACGTAAAGCAGCGCCGGCTCAAAACCCGCACCCCATACCGGCATCACGAGGATGTCGCCGACGCTGTATTGCGAGCCGCCCGACACAACCGTCGCGCTGGTCATGTAAAGGATCGAGTTCGCGATTGCCTGGTCACCGCGGAAGGGCTGCGCCGACGCGATCGGTGCCCAGCCCGGCAGGATCAGTCTCAGAGACCGCGCACCGTATGGCGCCCAGTGCTGCGACCTCTGATTCCAGCGCTGCAAGCCAGTGGTGACATTCAGGGAAAACCCATGCGCACCGGCGCGCGTGCCGACAAGCTGGTATGGAGCGGCCGGCGGGGGTGATGGCGCAGTACTGGCCGCCATCGCACCCTGAAGCATGGCCCACGTCGCCAGCGCGGCGATGATCGTGCGCAAGGTCATCACTGCTGGGCCTCGATCTGGAGCGTGCCCGTCGGCACGCACACATGCGGTTGCGTGGTTCCGCTGATCACAAACCAGTCGTCGATCTGGCCGGGCGAGAGCGTCGCCGTCGGCGCGGTGCAGGCATTCCCCCCGGCATAGTTGATCTGCAGCGGTGTCGTGTTGAACGTCGTCGTGCCGATTTGGTATTGCGGATTTTCGAGGCGGAACCGGCCCGGGAGCGTCAGGGTCAACGCCTGGTCCGTGACTGTCGCGGTGAACGGGGCCATGGCCGGGCCGACGGGATTGGAGGGGCCATTGGCGCAGAGGTTGCCGTTGGCATCCACGAACAGCGGAGAGACGTTTGGGGGAGCCGATCCCGCCTGACCGCAGGTCTGGACGCGAACCGCCTGCTGCGCCATCGCACCAGCCGACAGCACGCACAGGAGTGCGGCGACGAGGAGTCGTTTCAGCATGGGGAACCCTTCGTGAGTCGCAGGAAGAGCGTCAGTGCAGCAGCGCGTTCTGTGGCGGAGATGGCATGGTCCGGCGGTCCTGTTGACCTGTGGCCGTCGAGACCAGCGAGGCCCGCCCGAGTTGCGCCGCCACTCCGGCCAGCAGCGACGACCGGTTCTGTGGCGTCACCTTGGTGGTCAGCAATCGGTAGAGCGCGGGATTGAGCAAAGCCTCGGTTCTCAGGTCCGCGACGTTTTGAATGCCAGCCTCGCGCGCCCGCTGAATGACCGCGCTGACCGCGACGCCGACATTACCGCCGACGAAGCTACCGGCTGACGCGCCGACGCCGATCCGCTCGCCGATCCAGGCGCCGATCGCCGCCCCGACGCCGGCGCCGCTGGCCATTCCCAGCACCGTCTTTGCGACCTGTTTGACGACCCCCGGAGCCGTTCCGGATTGAATCTGCCCGGTGGCCGAACCAAAGCCGACCTGCCCCGAGCGGTAGTCGCGGACCAAGCTATCATGTGCGGTCATGACGCCGCGCATCTGCTCTGGTGTCAGGATTTCACGCAAAGCCGGCCCACCGTGCTTGATGAGGTTCTGGAACTTCTCCGCCCGAATGCCACCCTCCTCGGATGTCGCACCCCGGCTGTTGCCCACGATCTCTCGCTCGATCGCCGCGGCGACTGTGCGTTGCAAACCCGCGACGGCGTCAGGATTGCCGGCGACAGCCTGTGCCAAGGTCCGCGCATTGGCCTGGCCGTTCCTCTTGTCGTTCAGGATCGACCACATCGTAGCGACGGGATCGGACTGACCAAGAAACCTGCCGATCGCGCTTGCTTGCATGGCTTTTGCGGCGGAGGCCCGGTCTGCCATTGCGTTGTCGACAGCCGTCTGCGCCGTTTCAGTCGCCTGCTTCAGCGCGGCGGCCGCATCCTTTGTGCCGGCCTCGACCGCGCGCTGTGCGTCCGCGGCCGCACTGAATTTGTCGGCGGATTCAGGCAGTTGGGAGAGGAAGCTGGCCCGTTCCTTTGCCCAAGCACCGACCTTATCCGGAGCAAGTGTGCCGTCCGGGCGCGCGGCGTAGCGGCGCAGCGAAAACGCCGCCGCCTCCGCGAGTGCTTCCGGGTCGCCACCCGCCGCAAGGTAGGCTTTGGCGACGTCCGCCCCGGCCGGACCGACCTTGACGATGATGTTCGGAACCGCGCTGTCGGGGGTTTGAAAAGAGCCGGCCTGGGGACCGCCCTGCAAGACCTGACCAACACCAGGTGCGTTCTTGAAGGTCGCCGCGCGATCGGCTGTGGCCTGACGAGCCGCAGCATAACGGTCCGCCGCCGCCTGATCGAAGTTCGGTTGCAGCCGGGTTGCTCCCGCCAGCCCATTGTCGGCTTGCCGCGCTGCCAACGGAACCCCGGGCGAGCCGACGGCGTTCGCGGCGGCGTTGCGATCGAGAGCACCGCTCTCAGTGGCCGACGCGGCCTGCCGGACCGCTTCTTCCGGATGAACGCCGCGCATGTGCAGCTCGGTCGCATGATCGAGTTCTGCCGGAGACAGCCGAGCTCCGGCCTCATCCGCGGCGACGGCAACCGCATCGCGGGAATTATAGCGCGCTTCATCGGTTTGCCAGGCCTGAGTGCGCTCGGCACGTCGCGCGGCGGCCTCATGGGCTTCGCTGATCCGATACACCGGGGTGGTCGACAACATCGCGTCGCGGAAGTCGTTGACGTCGGCATTGGCCGGCAGAAAACCCTCCTGCACCGCGGCCTCGCGCATGTAGTCCTCGGGGACGCCAGAGGTGTTGTTGATCAACCGGCCGCCGGCACGATGATGAATGCGGTCGATCTCCTGCGAGCGGTATTCGCCCGCCTGATCCTTCACGCCACCACGCGAGATGACGAAATCATGCAGCGTTTGCGGCTGGCGGTTCGGACCCTTGAGGGGCGCTACTTCATCTGCTGAGCCAGGCGGTAGGCCACCAGTTCTGCCAGCAAATCCCGATCGAGCTGGTTCTCGTTGGCTGCCCGCCTGGTCCGAGGCTCCATCCAGAGGAGGAACCGCACCCGCTCGTCCTGGCTCATGTTGTCCAGTGTTTCCGGCACGGTCGGGTACTGTTTGCGCACTTGCCGCATCAGTTTCATCATCCCACGTTTTGATACCAGAACGCAAGCGCGCCACCGTGGTTTGATCAGCGCCACTGATCGCACTCTCCTCCATCGCCCTGTGAACGTGGCCGAGCAGCATCGACATCCGCCGGACCGCCTGCGGATCGCCCTGCGGACCGCGTTCTTGACGGATCGCATCCGTTATCCGGTTCCGCAGCGCCGCCAGATCGCGGAATGACTGCACATCGGGCAGGGCAGCCGCGGTGGAGAAGATCCCCGCTTCGTTGCCTGCCAAGGGGGCTGCATTGGGCGACATATCCTGCAGGATCGCCGCCGCGCCGGTCTTGACCGGACCCATGTCGACCGCGAGCTTGCCGCCCGGGTCGATCGCCTCCCACAACGCACCTTCGCGGGCCTTGGCGGCTTGGTTTGCCGTCGCGATAGGATCACGCAATGCCGCGCCGACCTGCGCGTCGGACCCGGGCGGGAGATCGCCGCCAATGGCAGAGCGAGCGGTGTCCGCCGTCTGCGCCAAACCGCTGACACGTTTCTCGCCCTGCGCCTGCGCCTTCGCCAGGTCAGTCGCCGCGTCGGTCTGCACCCCAGCGACCCGCGTCGCCTGGAGTTGGTCAGCAGCTTCCGCATGAGCCTTGAGCGCCGCGTCAGCCGTTGGAACGTCTCCCTCAGCCGCCTGGCTCTGGATCGCCCTCACCCGAGCGTCGTTCTGCCGATTGGCCTGCTGGATGAAGGCGCCCTTCTGCTGTTCGGTACCGGTCCGCGATGCGGTGAATTCCGCTGCGTTCAGACCCGGGTCGCCGGTCACTTTCGCCGTCGTCGGCTGGTCGCCTTCCATCAGCGGAGCCGGCGGATTATCGAGAGTGGCACGCACCGCAGCAGGATCGGTCGCCGCCGCGGTTAGTTGCTCCCCTGCCGCGCGCGCCTGAGCAGGTGTCGTCACGAGCGGCTGGCCGGTGGCCCGGCTGATGACCGGTGCCCCCGCGTCGTCCAGCAGCGGGTTCGGCTTGACGAAAACTCTGCCACCCAGACCTACCAGCGTGTTCGGCGCCACCATTCCGGCTACGTTGCCAACCAGTTCAGCGGCGGGTTGGGCCCAATCCGGTGCAAGCGCGGAGGCCAATTTGCCGCCCAGCGCGCCGGATACGCCAAGAGCGGGATTGACCAATGCATTGCGGAGCACGCCAGAGCCACCACCAAGCGCGGCCATACCGACCGCGGCTGGAACGACGCTACGCACGATGGCCTCACCGGGCGTGGCCGGATGTATGTCCTCTGTCGCCGGAGCGCCGATCGCCCTGCCGGTCGCCTCGGCAATGCGACTGCCAGGCTGGGGAACCGTGTCGTTGAGCATCGTGGCGCGAAAGTCGGGCGAAAACCTGTCGTAGCCGAACACCGGGGCCAGAGCGTCATGCGCCGCCATGCCGAGGGTCACAAGCGGCTTGCCGACCAGATTGCCGAACGGGTCGGACAGGACGTTGAGCGTCCCGGCCGAACCTTCGACCACGCCGGCGGCAGTGTTGGCCAGATAGCCGGTCTTCCTGAAAGGAGACGCGGGGACAGGGTCAGGCGCCGCCGGCGCGAAACCATACTCCCCGCCCGATGTGCCCGATCCAGTCGGCGCGAACTGCGTCCAGGGTCCGTCAGCGACCGGAGGCGCTGGAGGTGAAGCAGCGTCAGGGGCAAACTGTGTCCAAGGTCCATCCATCTTACTGGACCGGCTGCCAGGATGTCGGACTGGCCGGATTGCCACCCAGGAAGCGATGTCCCTGCATGATCGTGCCGACGGCAGGTATTGGAGGCGTGCCGCTACCGTTCGGCGGCTGCATCGAGAGCGGTCCGCTCTTGCCGTTCACCTTGGCCGATGGATCGGCGCGCGAGACGATGTTCAGCGCCCGCTGGTACTCCTTATCCGAGAGGCCGGTTGCCCAGCCCTTCACCGATTTGCCGTCGATTGAGCCGCTCTCGACCGGGAGGCCAGCGAGCGCACCCATGGCGGCGGCATAGATTTGCGGCTGGCGCTCGCCTTGCCACTGCTGGTCGTAATGCGCGAGCGAGGCGTATTTGCCCTCGCTTCCCAGGCGATCTTCGTTCTGGGTGAACCAGGCTTGCGCGCCCTGCGAGTAATCGGCGTCGGCTTGATTGCCGATCAGCTGCATGCCGAGAATGGCGCGATTGGCTCCCGGCAGCAGATCGAGGCCGGGGTTCGTCGCCTGGAACAGCCGCATCGCCTGATAGCCGCCGCGGGCGCCGAGCACCTGTCGCTCCTGCGTCCCCGCACCCTTCAGCGCCAGCTTGCTGAACTCCTGTGCGACGGCTGCGTCCGGAAGATCGGCGATGGACTTGATGAAACCCGCGGCCTGATCCGGCAGATAGGTCTGCACGAACGAGGCCATGGCGGCGCGGGTCGTGCCGCCCGAGCCGGTCGGAAGGTTGGCGAGCGCGTCGCGCATTGCCTGGATGCGGATATTGTCCGACTGGGCGCTGTGTCCGGCATCCGCAATCCCGGCGATCTCCTTGGCGTCGCGGTCATAGGCCAGCGTGGCGACCTTGTAGGCGCCGGTGGGGGTTGAGCTCAGTACCTGCCCGTCGGCGTTGCGCACGACGTGCATGCCGTTCTCGTCGCTTTGCAGCGCGCGCCTGGCATCCGGCACCGCGATGCGCGAACCGACCTCCTGCCCGGTGTTCTCGTCGATGTTGATCATCTGACCGCCGACTGTTTCGGTCTTGATCTTCGGCGGCGCGCCAGGCATCCGCACCATCCCGTACGATCCGTCGGCTCGTCGCGTTAGCTGATACCCTGGAATCGAGGCTGGCGCTGGCCCCTTTCCGGGGACGTAGAGCGGCGTTTCTCCGGGCTGCAATCCTGACGGCGTCTGCTGGACGCCGCCCGACGTTGCGGCTGGCGGAACCGCTGAAGCGGCCGGCATGAGTTGGTTGATCGGCGCCGATGTGTCGGTTTGGGCCAGCGGCAGCAGGGCGTTCTGGTTTGGAATCGCCGCGGCTGTCTGCGGCGGCAAGCTTGGGCCCGGCCCGGATATGGCGGAGGGATCGACCCCCTGAGCGGCTCGAAGCCGAGCCAGGACGTCGTCGGCACCTTGGGTGCCGGGTTGAGGCGAAGCAGCCGTCGGCGCGCCCGGCCCTGCGACCTGAACGGGACCAGAGGGTGCCGGCGGCCCATCAGGATGCCCGAAAGCCTGTTGCAGCGCCCGCGGACCACCTTGGCTGAACCTGCTGTAGTAGTCCGATAGCTTCGTGCCGTTGGCATCGGCGGGGTCATACAATCCGCCGGATGAAACAAACCGCCGCATCCCGGCTACACCGCCCAGGTGAGCAACGGCACGCAAACCATTCTGATTCAAGCCGGAAGCGCCAGGCGTTTGTGCGATCGCGGAGTCGATGTCGGCGACATGGCTGGCGAACACCGCGCGTTGCGCATCGGGGCTAGCCAGGAAATCGGCATGAGTCTTGACGTCTGGGAAGCCTGGGATGTGGAAGGTTCCCTGCCAGGTGTTGGCGTTCAAATCCTCCCCTTGGGCTGGAGTGTAGACGCCGACATTCGGGTCCGCGAGCCGCCCCGCGCCGAACTGGAACTGTCCGGAGTATCCACCCTTGTTGACCACACCCGGACCGCCAGGACTTTCGCTGGCGGCCATCTGGGGGGTGAAATCGCCCGCAGCAGTCTGCCCCTGGACAACGCCCCCAGGCCCGATACGAACACCGCTCGGTGGCGAGAGCGGCGTGCGGTAGGGATCGCCGGTGAACGCATTACCAAGCGCTGCAATCTGTTCCTGCGTGCTGAGCGCAGCGGTGCGATGCGCCGCCACAACATCATCACCAGGATATTCTGCGGGCGTTTTGACGGCACCGGCCTGGACCATCAGCGGCTGCAGTTGCTTCCACAGCGCCGCGCGCTGATCGGGGGGCGCCGCCAGCACCGCGCCGGATATCTGCCCAGTCACCGAGAGCGTCTGACCAAGCGCCGCACGCTGATCGGCATGCATGTTCGCCAGACCACTCGCTGCGGCATCGCCACCAACGCCCGGCAGGGTGAGCGCTGTTGCGGTCGCGGCCGGGTCATTGGCCGCCAGGCCGGGGGCGAGGCCACGCAGCGTCGCCCGATCGGCCAGGGTCTGCGTCGCGCCCTCGTTTGCCAGCCGCCCGGCATTGATCGCGTTGACGTTCCTGTCGATGCTCGCCAGGTCGTAAAGCGGATTGATATCTGGGAGCGCGACTGTGCCGAAGGAGGGCATCAGAATGTATTCGAATCAACGGGAGGATCGAAATTGCCGCCTGTACCGCTTGTGCCGCTCGTCCCGAAGCTGGTCAGCGCGTTTGTCAGGCCCCCGCCGATCGCGTTGCTGATGTTCTTGCCCTCTTGCCCAAGGATCGATGCCTGCTGGCCGGCCGCGCTGGTATCCGTGCTGGCCTGCCCGCCGGCCGCGGTGATTCCGAAGTTCGACAGGCTGTTCAGCCGGCTGATGTAGTTGCCGAAATCCTGGTTCGCGAGATTGGACCCGAGCGTCTGTTCGGCTTTCAGCGTCGCTCCGGATCGCAGGATGCCCTTCGACGCGGCGCCGGCGTCAACCGCGCGCAACCCCTGCTGGACATCGTATGCATAGCCGGGGGAGGCCTGAAAGGTCGTCATCGCTGTGTCGGCGGCGGGTTGTCCGTTGAGCCCCAGCAGGTTCGCCGTTTGGGTGTTCGACAGCACGCCGGTATTGGAATACGGCGCCAGGACGGCATTGGCCTCGTCCTTGCCGGCCGAGATCGCACCGCTCTGGCCTTTCGCAGTAAGGGCGCTGATGCCTGAACTCACTGCGGCGCCGGCGACCGCGGCACCTACCGCTGCGAACGGCATCGTTATGCCTCCACGAAATCGATGTGGTGTTCTTCGTGCACCACTGGTTCGCCGCCCTGCTCGACACGGTGGACGCACAAGATTGTCGTCATCGGCTCCAATGCCAGGAACATATGCTTGCATCGCGCCTGGATGACGATGCCGGCAGGCGCTCGGAAGTCACCCAGCAGTTCACCGTCCGCCCATGCGCGAACAGCTCCTGTAGCGATGACGGAAAGATGCGCATCCTGATGGGAGTGCTGCGGTATATACGCCCCTTCCGCGAATATGCAGTGCTTCACGAACAACCCCTCGCACATGCGGATGTCCGTCGAAATCGGCTGTTCAGCGAGCCTTTGCAGGTTCATGGTTCGCACCTCATGCTGACGATACAGACGATCCGGTCGCAGTCGCCGGCGTTTTTGACGCTGTGGACCAGCAGATTGTCGAAGGTGAAAATATCACCCGTCCTCATGGTCACAGTCTCCCCGTCGCACATGCTTTCGGATGATCCAGCGACGGTCAGATGGCACTTGCAGTTGAACCACCCCGGCCCCCACCCGCCCTGGTCCGAGTGCGCCAGTATTTCGCCGCCCGGCGGCAGCCGCGTGATCAGTATCGATCCCAGTTCGACCGCGGAAACCTTGCTCATCAAGGCAAATACCATGGGTCGCAGGGATGGTAATTCATGCCAGGCCGGCCAGAACACGCACCGATATTCACCCCAGAACGCATCCGGGCCAGTAAGCTCCTCAGCCGGGCGGAACCTGACCCAGATGTCGCGCATGGCCGCGTGCGGCGTGCCCTCGTACTGCCGCCGAGCCGGGTTCTGGTCCCACAGCTGCGGCGCCCGATGCAGTTCAAGCAGCAGCGGCATCATATCGACGCCCTGAGCGATCCGCAGAAATCTCACCCGCCCGCCCGCCGCGCGCTGATCGATCCCGAGGCCGTCATTCCAGCGACAGTGAAACTTGCGAAGCCGACGAGATAAACCACGGTCGCCTCGGTGAGATCGAACCGCGCGACGCCCGCATCGATGGTGGCCGGGATGCCGGCGGTGAACGCTGTCGAGAGTCCCGAAGGCGGCGTCGAGAACGCAGCCGAAACCGAGCTCAGCCCGGCTTCGAGTTGAATAGGATGGGTCGTCGGCGCCGGAGAGAACGTGATCCGCCCCGATACATCCCAGTCCCCGGCGGGGAGAGATAGCGAAGCGATGTTGGCCGCGGTCGAGGTCGTCAACGCCACCGGGCCGCCGGTGGCGGAGAGATACTGGCCGATCACCTTGAGCGCGTCCGACATCTTCTGGTGGTACTGCGACCAGGCCTGGGTATGCTGGCCATCCGGCGCAATCGGCACTTCGTTGACCGGCGGCTGCGGCGAAGTCGGAATGGCGACCATCAGGGCGCGAAGTCCGGCGCGCCCGATGCACCCCCGGAAATCGCCGCTTCCACGGCATACACCGTGCAGCGGTGATGGGCAGTCAGGCGGAATATCCTCGCACGGAACGACCCGAGCCGGGTGGTGAACACCCGCCCGCGATAGCCCGATGTGGTGCCGGCCGTCATCACCCGGCCACCCTTCCAGGTCAGGCCGTCATCATCGGACCATTCCAGGAGGACATTTCCGGTCGGATCGACGCCGCCGCGTTCCATCTCGATCTCCAGCCGGTGGCAGAAGCCGAGATAGGTGCCACCCCACAGCGGCGGCAGGACGATGTGGCGGATCACCTGGATCCCGTCGTCGTCGTCATTGTCGAACGGGTTGAAGGTCCGCCCCGATCCGGAGGTGCCGAAAATCGTGTCCGAGCCGACCTGAGCCACCGCACTCACCAGCCATGCCGCGGCGCCATCGGCGGAACTTGACCGTTCGTGCCAGACGTTGGTCTGGGTGTCATAGACCAGGGTGTGGCCGACAAAAGTCAGGCAGTAGAACCGGTGGCCCTTGTAGGTATAGCCGACGGCCGAGACGATCTGGAAAATCCCGATCGCCTGGATCAGCGACTCGATCGCATGGGTCGAAACCCGCACCGCCTTGTAGCCCTGCGAGCGCAGGACCGAACCGTTCGAAGCCAGCCAGAACAACGACCCATCCAGCACGACGATGGATTTCATCGAAACCGCGCCGTATGGAACCACCCCGCCGGACTGGCGGCGGAACGGGAAGTCCGCAGCGCCGGCGTCGTACCACACCTCCATGGCGGTATCGCCAGCCAGCCACAACTCGCCAGCCAAGGGGATGACCCGGTGCAGGACGTTCGGCACGCCGTCGGCGAAGGCGAAATCCAGCGCATCGAACATCGTCGGGTCAAGCAGCAGCGAACAGAAGAAGTTCGAGTCGTCATCGTCGGAGGTGAAAACGAAGTAGCCGTCGAGATAGGCCACCGACCTCGCACCGGGAAAGGTGCCACCGATCTGGTTGAGCGCCCCGGCATGGGGGCAGGTGAAGGCGTTCGGCGGCACACAGACGACGGCCGCGGTCACCCCGACCGCGATCGTGACCATCAGGTTGATGGAATAGTCGGCACCGCCCGGGATGCCGATTTCGCCCAGGTCCTCGATCACCCTTGGACCGCCGAAGGGCTGCGTCATGCGGAAAAAATGCGTGCCCGATGCGACATACATCACGCCCGGCTGGTCGGAGTTCATCGCGGTGATCGGCCCCGCTCCGAACACGTCGGCGGCGAGCCGCAGCCCATGCACCGGGATCAGCGCCGCGGCGGTGCGCGCGTCCGCCGGCTCCTGTTCGGCCAGCATGTTGAGCAGCCGCTTGGCCGATAATGCCGGGGATGGATGCTGGTAGCTTTCGAGCGGGATCGGGATGCGCCGCATGCTCCCTTTCGGGCTGAGCGCAGTCCGCAGCGTGGCGAGGGCGTCCGACATCAGTCGTGGACCCCGGCGTCCCACAGCCAGGTGAACGTCCCGGTAGTGGTCCAGTTGATGGTGAAGGAGGTCGCGCCGACCGCGCTCAGCCAAAATGCCCCGACCGAGCCGATCGGGGTGACATTGATCGCCGACGGCGTCAGCAGCAGGCCATGATTGACCACCAGCGAGGTAGCACCCGCACCCGATGTGCTCTGCCCTTTGGCAGCCAGCGTGACCCCGCGGTCTGGCGTCGCACGGTAGGAACTGGTCGGATCGACGGTGGACAGCGTGTGCGCGGTCCAGGTGTTGTTTCCGAAGGTATAAGCACCTGCGGCATTGGTCGCCGAGGTTGCCCACGAGCCGAGCGAGGGCGATCCCATGTCCAGATTGCCTTCGACCTGGCAGCCGTTGACGCTGTCAAGCACCAGAGAGCAGGCCGCAGCGGCGCTGAAGGAGTTGTTGCGGATCGAAACCTGAGTGACCCGCGAGGAGACCGACGCCTGAACCGCTATCGACTGCGCGCCCCCGAAGCACTGCACGTCATCGATCGTCGTGCCGGCCCCCGCTGTCGCAGCCACCTGGATGCAGATGCCATGCACCGTGTCGGTGACACCATAATACCCGCCGGCGATCTGCGTCAGTTCAGCCCCGGCTTCGATCAGCACGCACGCGGTTCCGGCCTGGTCGATGACGCAGTTGGAGAGGAAGGTCCCGAATGCCTGGTCGCTGATCGTGATCGCCGTGGGACCAGTGCAGACCGAGGCGAAATCACAAATCCTCAGGCCCTGGACGTTATTTGCGACGTTGCCGGTGCTGTTCTGCACGATGAGGAACGTGCCGGCACCGCCGGCATGCCCACCGGAAATCTCGCAGTTCTGGTTGTAGCCGTCGAAGACGATCCCGATCGTGCTGGCCGCGCTGCAAAGCCAGATGCAGTTCTGGAACTCCACGAACCCCGCCGCTTGGGTGTAGACCAGAATCCCGGACAGGTTGCCGGTGAAGCTCGTCTCGAAAAACTTAATGCCCTGAGCACCGGGCGCGGCGACGACGCAGCGCGTCGTGGTTCCGGTCTGGATCAGGCCAAGGTGCTCGACCCAGACCTGCTGGCAGGCCCCAGTGAGCGACAGGATCGCGGCGAAGTTTCCCGCGGCGGTCAAGGAAGACTGCGCGGTTCCTGTGCCGATAAGCCGCAGCGGACCGGTGATCGTAAGCGGCGCGGTGATCTTGAAGACGCATCCGGTCAAGCCGATCAGATGCAGGGAGCGAGCATGTGCCTCGGCAGCGACGATCGCCGCCTGCACCGCCGCGGTGTCGTCGGCTACCCCGTCACCGACCGCGCCGAAATCGGCGACGCTCATCTGGTCGCTGAGCTTGCCCACCAACCCCCGGGCCACGCCCCCGGTTGACGGCGGGAGATAGCTCAGCAGCCCGACCGCGGCCGGGACCGTGATCGACTGGATGAACGGCAGCAGGGCTGTACTGGCTTCAGCAGCCTGGAGAGCGGCGATCGACGCCGCTTGACCCGCGATCGATCCTGAGAGACCGGTGACCGAGTCGCCGAGCGTGAGCAGATCGGCCTGCAAAGCGTACAGCCCGAACGTGTTGTTCAGCTTGGTGTAGGTCACGAACTCGAATTCGGCGAAAATGTCGGGCATGGGTGTCCTTCAGACCGCCAGCGCGATCAGGGCGCCTTCGGCGCTGGCAGCGTGGCGTTCGGCGCCGGTGCGACCGTCGCGGGTGGATCGCGTGGGATGGCAGGCTTCGCCGCTGCCTTCAGGCTGGTGACCTCCGCTTGCAGGGCAGTGTTCTGCGCCCGAAGCGCGTCGTTCTCAGTCATCGCGGCACTCAGGTTCTGCGCCAGTTGCCCGGCCAGGTTGGCGGATGCCGATGGGGGGGCGGGCTGCGCGTGCGCGGCAAGCGGGAGCAGGAGCGCGGCCAGAAGCGTGAGATGCCTCATATGATCATACCTCGGTGTGAGCCTTCGATTCAGCATCCCGACCCGACATTATCGAGCACGGTGACCGGGGTGGCTGTGCTGCCGCCGTAGAACACCAATTTGCACGTCCCGACGCTGGTCCCCGCTGCAACGGCTAGTTTGCCAATCCCGGCGCCGGGGGCGACGCCGGAAAGCGTCGCCTCTTTGATGCCAATCTCCGCGTTGCCGACGTTAGTTGTTACAGTGGTGGAGCCAACCAAAAAGCCGCCCGGGACGTAGCCAATCGACGAGGCGGCAGTGTTCGTGCCGGTGAACTGCAGGAAAGTGCCGCCCGATCCGCACATCATCAACCGGTTCGGACTGTTCGTGTCGCAAGCCGACCCGTCGCTGATGATGATGATGTCGTTGCCAGTCGTCAGCGTGGTCTGGCCGGCATTATTTCCCAGCAAGGTCACGTTGCGGCATGTCGTGCAGAGAGCGCCAACATTGTTGCCCATCCCGACCAGCGAATTCGCTGTCGTCGCAGCCTTGAATGCGCTGTCGCCGAATGCCGATGTCGTGGCCAGCGTGGTACCGAACTGGCATGCGCTGTCACCGTAGCAGTTATTGTGCGACCCGGTGGTGAGGTTCGCCAGAGTGTAGGCACCATATGCATTGTTGAAGCTGGAGGTGGTTATCCGCAACCCCATCATGCTGTCGAAGCCCGTCGCGTTATTGCGCGTGCTCGCAGAATCACTGCCGCCGGTGATCGTCACGGTTTCTGTCGCCGCACCCGCTATCGCAGCCGTTACAACTAGCGGCGCTGGACCAGCGGCGGCGGCGTTCGGCCCTACGATAGGAATGACATTGGGCGAGGCAGTGATATCGCCACCGACCCGGATATCCGCCGCGATAAGCGGCGCTGACCCGTTGGCTGCAGCACTTAGAGCGGCGGTGATGGTCGCCGGCGTGTCCCCACCCGACACAGTGTAGGGGATGGCGACAGAGCCGCCGCTGATGGCTGTCGATGTGAACGTCAGTGTAATAACGTCTGCCGCCGTGGCGGTGCCCCCGATGAGAATCGAGGCGGCATTGCCGTAGAGGGCAAAGGCACCCCCCGCAAATGATTTCTGTCCGCGATAATCTTGATGAGCGCGAGACCCGATGGCCGTGCCAGCACTGACCAGGGCAGTATTACGCATCGTGTCGCCGCCGACCGCGACGTCCTGCTGGCCGGTAGTCTCGTAGTGCAGCGTGTAGACGCCGAGACAGGTGTCGTGGATTGCGGGCAATACCAGTGAAGAACAGGACCCGACGCCAAAACCGGAAACTTCGCCACTACCGGTATCGTTATAAGCAGCACCTGAAGAGGAGCCATAAAAAGTCGAGAAATTGCTAGCGGATCCGAGATTTAGCCCAGTATTTACCCCCGCAAATATTGTGGTATTGGCGCCCCCTCCGGGAATGGTCCCTAACGGCACCAACAAAGCGCCGTTGATCGCCAGGCTTCCCGCGTTGATCGCTCCGGAGAACGTCCCTGACGTCCCCACCAATGGTCCGGTCAGCGTCCCGCCGGCCAAAGGCAACTTCAGCGCATCCGAACTGGCCAGCGCATAGGGTGACAACAGCGCGGTAAAGCCCGCTCCCGATACGGCCCCTGCCGCACTCAGCGCCCCCGAGAACGCACCCGTGGCGGCGTTGACGGCACCGCCGTTGATGGTTGGATTTGTGAGGACGCCGTTGGTCGTATCAACCTTGCGGCCGAACGCGGCGTTCAGACTTGCAGCCGAAAGAGGCGCGGCCGTTGGATTGGTTGACGTTCCGACGAAGCTGCCAGGCGTCTGGGCAAGAGCTGCACCAGCCAGCAGACAAAACCCGACGAGCCACGCGCGCAATCTCATGCGAGTTGGTTCCGATCCAATACGAATTCATCGAGCGGCGCGTTGGCCGGCAGCACCGGCTGGAAGTCGCTCGTCAGCAGGAAGAACCCATCGTCATCGACCGGCACTCCACCCACCAGGACAGGTGCGAGGATCGCCAGATCGAGTTGCGAGACGTCGAGTTGGAAAAACACCCCGGGCGTATGGCCCAGTCCCGACGGCTGCCAGCGCTCGCGCACCTGCAGGATGCCCTCGACCTGGGAGAATTCCCCGTCAGGCAGATCGACCTGCAGCACCAGCCGATACCTGCCGAGCCACATCCCGGCCGTGGTTGACGCTGGAATGGCGAAATTGATCCCGCCGTCGCGCACCGGCGTCACCAGCCCATCGGTCTGTACTCTGATTCCGGGCGAATTGATCAGGCTGCCCCCGGTGAACCACGCAAACCCGTAGTCTGGACTGCTCCCAAAGCCACGGGAGCGATCGGGCCACAGGGTCAGGCGAGACCTTGAGCCGGCTACTTGCGCAGGGGTTCCGCTGTCGTCCGTGAACACCGTGAGCGCGAGCTTGAAGTCATCGCCGGCGCGAATCGACCCGTTCCAGGTCTGCACCCGGACCGGATTGCGGACCAGACGCGAGGTCGCAAGGCGAAAAGTGCCCATAAATCCTCAACCAGGATCAGAAATAAACCGCCCGCACCGGCTCGCGCTCGCTCGGCAGCGAGACGATCCGCATCAATTCCCGTTCGGCCTGGTCGGACCATGAAGGGTCTGCCTTGACCCCGCATTCTGGCGCCAACAGCGCAGCAGCCATCAGCACCAGAGGTTCTTCGGCCCAGACCGGCACGTCCATCAGGGTCCAGCGTGCCCGTCCGCGGGCTTCAAGGGAATACTGCACCACCCGGATTTTCTGCTCCGCCAAAGCCTGCCCGGCCGGTCCGCCCATCGCCATCAGCCGAATGCGAGAGACCGCGGCTCCGTACTCCGCGTTGTCCATCGGCTTGCCGCCTTCGGCCGTCATCTTCGATGCCGCGAGAACGCTGTAGAGATCGGACATCGCCCGCGGGATTGTGTCAGGCGTCCAGGTCACCAGACCGAGCGCGTTCAGTTCCTCGTGGACGGAGAGGACACGGTCCGCCGCCCGCGCATAGGCGCCCTGGACCTGCGCTGCGCGCCGGATTGAGGCCATCGCCGCGCCATAGATTTCCTCGCCGGTTTTGCGGTCGTCCGGCGCCTCCGTCTTGTAGATCGGCGACAACTGCACCGCGGTCATCTGCACATAGGCCTGCGCCTGAGCCAGCGGAACCGCTGTGACCGGCCAGGAGACGATGCCGAGCGCGTTCAGTTCCTCGTGGACCGCTTGCACGCGCGCTTCGGCCAAAGCCTGCCCGAACACCCCGGAGAGCGCCTGCTGGCGGATCATGGCCTGCGCGCTCGCGGTCGCTGTCATGTCCGCCACTTTGCCGAACTGCGGCGCGATCAGGTTGGCGACCATGACGATGTAGGCCTCCGCAGCCTGATCCGGCACCGCACTTGCCGGCCAGGTCACGAAGTCCATCGCCACCAGCATGTCATGTGCCGCATTCGCCCGGGCCAGTGCTTCAGCCTGGTCGAGATCAGCAGGCGACTCGTCCGAGGCGATCACCGCCAGCTTGCGCAGCGCCGCGGTTGCGATCTGGTCCAGCGTCAAGGTGGTGTTGGTGCCGATCGAGGCGATGATCGCCGCCGGATTGACGCCCACGGCCCGTAACGCGCGACTGGCGATCTCGCCTTGGCCGATGGTACCGAGCGAGGCTGGGCGATCGGCATCGGCTACCGGGATGTTCATCTGCCGCATCATATCCACCGCGACGTCAGCCGCAGTCGCAACCGGAGCACTCTCAGGCCGCGACGCATCGGCGACAACGGCGATGCCGAGCTTGCGCAGGGCGCGCGCCCCGAGTTGCGCGACGGTGCTCATGCGGCGTGCGGATCATCATCGCCCGACTCCTCGACCGCCGGGACGAGTTTGGCGTTGGTCTCCTTCACCCAGGCCTGCCACTCGCTCGCCAATATCCACTGGCGCCGGGAATCATCACCGTCCTCGACGAAAAGAGCGCCATCGCCGGCACCAGGAGCTCGCGCGAGCACGGTGCGAAACCGCGACGGGCGGCTTTCACCGTCCGCCGCCCATGCCATGCCGACATGATACAAGTCATCGGCCATGTCAGGCCGGCTTCGCCGCGCGCGCGGCCCGCCGCTGGGCGAAGTCGGCTCGCACCTTGGCGATCGCTTCGGCCTCGCCTTGGTCAAGCTCATCCGCCGAGGTCCCGAAGGTCGCATCCGCGGCGGCGGCGGCCGTCGCCGGTTCGATGTGGCCGCCTTCGATCGCTGCATCCCGGGCTATCGTGTTGGCCAGAATATCGCCGTGGGTTCCGCCACGCGCCGCAGCCTGGGCATCGCCGGTGAGCACGACCTGCGCGCCCTGCCCAGGCGGTGCCAGACCCGGGGTCGGCGAAGGCTCAGCACCGGCCGGTGCCGCGGGCTCGGGATCCTTGCCCGGTAGCGGATCGGCCTGCAGATCAGCCGGCTTCGGATCGGCTGCGGGATCGGATTTCACGTCGGGCTTCCTGTCAGGCATGGGTAACGTCCTTCTTTCCAGCGCGCTTGGCCGTGATCGGCGGCGCAGGCTGCAGTGCTTCAGGCGGAGAGGCGGTGACCAGAGGCGTGAACATCGCCTCAAAGGTGGCGTCGCGGATGACCGAGAGCAGGCCGTCCGGACCCCGCACCACCCAGTCATGGTACTTGCAGGGCCGTGGACCATCGCCGGTCAAAAACTCAACCGTCCCGTTCGGAAGATGGCGGATCAGCGCGCGGCGGAAATCGTCCGGCATGCAGACGGTGGTGCCGTCATACTGATGCGCCTCGACTTCAACCGGGCGCGCGATGAACCGCGGCATGCAAGTGTTCTCCTAGTTAAACGTCCGCCACTGCCGCGGTGAACATCGTGAACACCCCTTGATCGACTTCTGTGGTCGTATCCACTGCTGCGTCGCGGCCGAACTGCAATTTGCCCACGCCCCTCATCTCCTGAATACCGACACCGTGGAAGTAGCCGTAGTCGCGGACATTGGTCGTCGTGCGGAGACGTTGCGCCCAGGCCGCGCCAACCGCTTGGGCACCGCAGAGGAACGAGGCCGCCGCATCGATCCCGGCGGTTCCGACACCGGTCAGGACCGGCAGTTCGGGGATTTCCCGCACAATGATCCCGTCCCAGACCATGTCGCCGCCGGAGAACATGGGATTGTCCATCCACCTGGTCTCCCGCGGGCGAGCGTCCTTGTTGGCCGCCAGCACCGCCGGGTCGTTCCTGAAATCGCGGAACACCAGCGACGGCAGGAAAGCGACAAACCACTCTTCGTCGTTGGTGTCGTTGGTCATGATCGGGCGGATATGCGGCGACGCGGTCTGCGCCTGACGCTTGCACAGCGACAGGAACGCTCCGGTCATCTTGTCGGCGGTGTTGTCGAGCGTTGCCAGCGCGGTGGCCATGACGCCGGAGGAGAAGTTCGCCGCCGCGGCGCCGAACCGGACGCGGTCGGAGTTGCTCGCGAGCCAAAGGTTGCGCTGCGTCGAGGTGGCGGTGGCGTACGGGATGCCGCCGACACTCGACAGCGAGATGATGATGTCGTTGCGCAGCTTTTCCATCGACCAGTTTTTGAGCGCGGTTTTCGCCGCGTCCCGTAGCTCGATGGTCGATTTCTGCTCATCCCAGTCGGAGACCGCCACCGCATGGCGAATCGGGGCTACGGCCAGTTTCATCGAGCGCTGGTCGAGGATTTCTTCGTTGCCCTCAAGCACGGTATTGCCAGTGACCCCGGCACCCACAAGGCGGCGGACGGCGGCGAAATTCACGCTGTCACCGTTTTTGGTGGTCAAGCTGTCCTTGATTTGTATCATAGAATTTTCGTCGGTTCCCATGTACTTCTTGAACCGGTTCGCCCTGATGTATTCGGCGAAAAACATCTTGTCCCACAGGGTCGGCGTTAAGCCGGCCCGTGCCGAAGTGATATTCATATCGGCCATAGCACGATATCCTTCCTGATGGAGTAAGAGGGGGCGGTGTATTGCGAAACGCCCGGCAAAACCCATCCGGCGACGATGTTCGGTCCCCGAGTCCGACTTCCGGGAGGCTAGATCGCCCGTTGCCTTGCGGCCCTCGGCGGCAGGTGAAAACGTGAAGCCGCGAGACCGAAACGGCCTGCGAGCGGCGACAAATGGTGGTATCGATGGCGAGGCCCGGCGCTGCGGAAACAGCGATCCGGACCTCTTACCAATCACTGCTCGGGAGCAGATCATGGTTAAACCTCGTGTAGACGATCCGCTGACGGCGGACCAACTTCGTGCGGCGCTAGACTATGATCCACAGGCCGGCTTATTCACTTGGCGATATAGGCCAAATGCCAGACGAGAATGGAACACCCGCAACGCTGGCCGGGTAGCTGGAAGCGTGACCAACCGAGGCTACATCCAAATCGCGGTAAACGGTTGGCTATATCATGCCCACCGCCTAGCGTGGCTCTGGATGACCGGCGCGTGGCCTCCGTTTGAAATTGATCACATCGACAACGATCCCGGCAACACCCGTTGGCGGAACCTTAGAGCGGCCACATCATCCCAAAATAAAATGAACATGCGCGTCCGTTGCGACAACAACAGCGGGTTGAAGGGCGTTCATTGGAACACCAGACGAGCGGCTTGGTCTGCCGAGATTTGGGTTAGCGGCCGGAAAAGTAACCTCGGTCTGTTCCCGACCCAGCAACTGGCCCATGCCGCGTATTGCGAAGCAGCCACGCGCCTCCACGGCGCGTTCGCCCGCTTTGAATTACCTACTTCCGTGGACGCGCCAGGATGTCGTCGAAACTCTCCGCCACGTTGATCGGCGGCCCCGAACGCGGTCCGGCGGATCGCGCGGTGCCGAGGCTTTGCGGTAGAGTGACGCGAGGTGCGGGTGCGGATGGTTGGGTGCCGGCCAATTCCGCCTCAATCTTCGCGCGCAGTTCAGTTTCGACCTTGGCTCGATAGGCGGCCGGATCGGTGCCGATTTCCTCCATCGCCAGAAACCTCGCACCGGTGTCGTAGGCGAACTGGTAGGGGTCGGGATGGCTTCCGAGTTGCGCGCGAAGTCCGGGATTATCAGCGGCGGCCTTTCGAAACACCGCGATCTTGGCATCGACGTCCGCCGAATCGGTCCTCGCGCGCAGCATCCGTTCGGAGATGTTCAATCGCTCATTGAACAGCCGTTTCTCGAATCGCTGCTCCTGCCAGGCCGCATAGCCTTCGGGATCCTCGACCGGATTGGGCACCCGCTCCGGCGGCGCGACAGCCTGTGGCACGGACGGGGGTGCAGGAGGTGCAGGAGGAGCCTTGCGGTACACCTCCATCTGCGCCATGAGCGCGTCCCTCTCGCCTTGCAGACGGTCCCTTTCGCCCTTGTAGTCGCGCCGGCGCGCCCGCTCGGCCTGCAAAGCGCTCTTGAGGCCGACGACATCCTCAGGTTGGCTGTCATCGGCCTCCTCCTTGGCAGGGACCGGCTTGTCCTCGGTTTCTGCCTCAGCCGGCGTCGCTTCCGGAGCCTGTGGTTCGGACGGCTGTTCAGCCTCCGCCTGCCCGGGATCGTCTCCGGTCAGGAAGCTATCAATATCACTCATGGTGGTACTTTCTGCCCGATTGAGCCCGGCGTCGGCTTTCCCGGGTGCGACCCGGTCGTTACGCGTTGATCGCGCCCGATTTCCCCGGCGGCGGGAAGCAGCATCGGCCCCGTGCTGCGCGGTATGGGGTTGGGGTTACTGTAGCCAGCGGGTTCCGGTGATGGGTCGATACGTGACGTCGGTATTGGTCAACTGGGTGAATGGAGCGTTTGAGGCGCCATCGGTGCCCAGCGCCGTCTCCACGGTTGCCCCGATCGACGGCCATACCAGACACGAGCCGCCGGAGCGGTTCATGATGGTGATCGGCTCGAAGCGCTGAATCGCGGGAAGCGTCACGCCCGTGGTGCCGGAACAGGTCGTTATCACCGTGGTTTTCGTGGTGATCAGCGTTCCCGTGGCGACCGCGCCGTTCACCCAGGTGGCCTGCGCCGTCGATGTCGAGGGCACCACAAGCCCAGGGGTCAACGACATCTGGTTGAAGCCAGCGGCGTCGCTGTTGTTGTTGAACGCGTTCTGATTGATCGCGCCGCCGGCGGTCTGGCCAACCGGGGCGGAGGTAGTCTGCGCATGCGCGGAGACGGCGAGCGCCAGCGCGGCCACGCTCGCGAGCAGGAGACGTTTCATCGGGTTTCCTCTGGGGTTAAGGGGGGGATGGCTCTGACAGCGGATTGACCGGAGGCTGTTGCGCGGCGGCGTGATCCATCGCCATGCCGTGCATCATCTCCAGGGTCCCAGCTTGGGTATTCGCGACATCGGCCGCCTGCTGCGCGTCCTGCCCCGGCATCCCCGCATGATCGGCCGCGATGCCGTGCATGCGCTGCAGCGCCTGAGCGCGCTTGTCAGCCGCATCGGCCTGGGTTTTTGCGACCTGAGCCGTTTGCATCGCCGTTTGATTGGCCTTGGCCGCCTCCGCAGCCTGCGCCTGGCTTTGCTGGTGTTGCTCCAGGAGCTTGATCAGCTGGTCCTTGTTGCGCAGCGCCGAGGCCTGGATGATGAACTCGGGCGGAAACTGCATCAGGATCTGCGGCGGCAGTTGCATGATGGTCTGGAACTGCTCCGCCTGCATCGTGGGGTTGTCCGGCCCCTCTTCCACCGTGATCGAGCAGTCCATATCGCCGATGTCGTTCTCGATCCGCACCGCCATCTGCAGCCGCGGGTCGCCCGGCGGAAGCTGCAGGCCGAACTGCACGGCCGCCGCGTCACCTGGATCCAAACCCTTCAGTTGTGAATCGATTGGCTGCGTCCGGTCGAGTTGGCCAAGCAGATCGGCGATCGTCACCGGCCGGTTCAAGCCGACGAACTGGGTGTTCTTGTCGCTGTCGGTCACCCGGATCCAGCGCGGCCCGGTCCAGAACTGCCGCACCCGCATCCAGGCGGCCTCGTAAATCTTGTGCGTCCACTGCCGCAGCGCATCGGCCATGGGCTCGTTCTCGACCTGGCCGCCGGACTGCTGGGCGATAATGGCCCTGCCCGACTGCTCCCGCGGATCCTTGCCGCTCATCGCCGCGTTGGGGCCGTGCATCTGCATCTGAGCCACGGAGTACTGGAGCAACTCGAACTGGCCCTGGATCTCCGCCTGGTCCTTCTGCAGCTTGAACTCGAAATCCTTGTTGTGGATCATCACGCCGTCCGGCTTGGCAGCCTCCGCGCGGACGTGGTCGACGTCGTCGACCGCGCCTTCCTCCATGATGATCTGATTGACCGAAAGCGAATGCAGCAGCTTGCTTTCGCGCTTGTTGATGCTTTCCTGTAACGGCACCAGGTCACGCACGATGCCGAACCGGTTGTTGTCGCGGTCGATCCGCGCGGAGCGAAGGATGATCGGGCAGGTCGCATTGCCGTGGCGGTCTTTGTAGGGCGACAACATCGGCGCGCCGAGAAACCCGCCTTTGGTGAAAGTCGCGGTCCACCAGTCGCGCCGCTTCTTCCACCAATGCTGTGCGACGCGGACCCTGCGCCGCTTTCGATCGCCCCAGGTTGCGATGGGCTTGTCGCCATAGGTGTCCGAGCGGGCGCTTTCGAGGGTTGAATCCAGGATGTCTTCACAGCCCGGATACATATCGGCGGCATCGTCGAAATCCATCCAGATCACCATCCCCAGATAGCTGGCATCGGTGAACGCCGGATGCTGGGAATGTGGATCGTAGTACAGCCGCTCCCACGGAATGTGGTTGATGACGACGTCATAGCCGTCGCCGTCCTGCTGTTCCTCGACGATCACCTCGGCTCCGGAGAACCCCTCGACCAGCATCTGGTCGTAGACGGCGCTGCGGATGACGTCGAAGCGGTTCTCGTCGGCGATGTAGCGCAGCGCCTGGGTTGCGGCGTCGGCACGGACATTGTTCACCGGATTTCTCGGGTAGGCCTCGGGATCGGACCTGCCGCGGCGCTCCAGCCCCCGCAGCAACTCGATCTTGCGCCCGATGATGTTGTTCCAGACGATCGGCTGGCGCCGCTTGCGAAGAATCGCGGCCTCTTCCGCGGTCCACTGGCGGCCGTCGCGGAAATCCCGGGACCGCTCGGCCTCAGCCCGTGCATCGGCGGTAGCTTCCTCGGCCTCCTGGAAATCGCGGATCAGCCGCGCCAGAAGCGCGTCGAGGTCGCCCGGCCAGCCTTGCTGCGCATCAATGGTCGGACCTTGCGGCGTGGCCAGGGACATCAGATCGCTCAAACGATGGCCCCCTACGTCACTTTCCAGCCGTCGCCAGAATCATCGCCGCGCCGGAATGCCCGGTCCCAACTATCCGCCGGAGGCGCCGGCGGTTTCGCTCCGGGCGGTGGCAGCATGACATCAAGCAACTGGCCGATCAGGCCAAGCGCGTCGACCTGGTCGTCATGCTTACCGGCCGGAAACGACAGCAGCTCCGCTTCAAAGTCGGCTCGCCAGGGCGCGTCGGCTGCGACATAGATCCCGCTCAGCGCAGCCCGCCCGCGAATGCTCTGCGCGCGCACACTTTTGTCGCCGCCTCGCGTCGGAAATGTCTGTCTGGCCACGAACGCCCGCCGCTCGCGTGATCTCCGGTTCAGCCAGGGCCCAATGCCGGCACGAATCTGCCCCGCCTCTTCGGCCCAGCCCATCGGTTTCCAGCGCACCACCATGTCGCAGAACGCCTCGACCCACTGATCCGACGCCGTCTGCTGGCGCCAGAGATCCAGCACGTAGAGCCGATCGTCGCTATCGACCCCGACCACGATATGCACCGTGAAATCCCCGCCATCGTCGGTCACGGCATAGTCCGACGCGCCGAACACGCGCAGGGCAGTGCGCGGCGGCAAACTCGGGACAGAACGCAACCAGTCGCGCTGGAAGTAGTCGCCGGTCTCGGGAACCGGTCGTTGCTGGTATTGCGCTGTCCACTCGCGGCTGGCGCCGCGTTCGGAGAGCGACTGCTTGATCTGAGCAAGGCCTTGGCCGAACCCATAGGTGCCGTCCGACCACAGCCATTCGCCCGGCTGACGGCCAAGCGGGTCGTTCGCTTCTGCCTCTGCCGGTAGCCTCAGCACCCGCCAGCGATGCCCCTCGGTCTCCAGCAGCCGCCCGGCCAGGTCATCTTCGTGCCATCTGGTCTGCATGAGCACGACGGATGACCGCGGAGTTAGCCGCCGCTCCAGGTCTCCGTTGTACCAGTCCCAGACCTGCTTGCGGTCCGGCGCGGAGTCGGCTGCGGCGCGCCCCTTCACCGGATCGTCGATGATCGCGGCATCAGCACGGAAGCCGGGGATACCAGCCCGCACGCCCGCCGCGAGATAGGCCCCGCCGTTCGTCGTATACCATCGTCCGACCGCCTTCTTGGCCAAGCCATAGCCGAGCGTTGCAGTGTTCTCGCTGACGATTGCATGGATCTTGCCGGAGAAATCGTCCGCCAGTTCCGAGGTGTGGCTTGCTCCGATCAGTTGGAAGTTCGGCCGGCGCGACAACAGCCAGGCGGAAAACAGCACCGTCGCGTAGCGTGATTTCGCCGAACCCGGCGGCATGAAGATCATCAGCCGGTCGCATAGCCCATCGGCGACCGCCTGCAGTTCGGAGATCAGCAGACGATGGTGCGCCGCGGGGGTCTGCCCGAACGGCGCCAAGGCTTCGATGCACCAGGCCAGAAAGCTGCGCCGGCAGAGCGCACGGTGCCTTTCTTCAAGTAGCTCAAGCAGCTCCTGCTTTACGGAGGAGCTCAGCGATTCGAGCGTCGCGCTGTTCATCCGTAAGGTTCCGTGTGTTGACCTGGCCGGTGTGTTCCGTGCGTTGGGTTTTCACCGCGCCGCCGTAGAACTCCAGCCAGGCGATCGTCGCGGTAGGGTTGGGTGGGACGTATCGCTGCCGCGGACGGATTACCCTGCCACGCTCGTCTCGCTCCTCCGGTCGCTCTTGTTGCCCGGTGCCCTGCTGGAACAGGCTCCGACGCATCTGGTCTTTCGCAAGATAGAACGCTGTCTTCAGCTCGGTTTTGAACGCCCGCCGCAGCGTCTTTTCACTGACGTCGATGACCGCGCAGATTTCCGCCAACGTCGCGCCACCGTTCCTGCCGTTTCCGGACGTGCCTTCATCGATGCCGGCGGAGGCCATGGATCGCACCCGGGCGCGCTGCTCATCGGTCGGCACGAAAGCCTTTCGCCCCGCCATCCCTTCAGACCGTCAGCAGCGCCGTGTAGATGTGCGCGCCGGCGAATGTCTCGGTGTTGCGCTTGACCGCCCGCTTGAGCAGCGCGGGCCTGACCCCGTTCTTCTCCAGGTAGGCCGTCAATCCTGCCACATTCAGCCTCTCGGCCTGCGGCACAACCTTGAGGCCGATTGTCACCAACGCCCCGGCGTAGACCGCCTCCGCCGTTCCGATCGGGAACGGGTTGGCTAAGGTATCCGGCAGCACGTTTCCATGGACGGCCGCCCTCTTGGCCTTATCCCGCCTGGCCTCGGCCAGTCGCAAAAGCACCGAGGAAACCCAGTACTCGAGGGCGAGCTTTTCCTTGGTGCTGCGAGTGGCCGGGAGATGGTCTTTCCCGATCTCCGCAAATGCGAATGTAACGGCTTCGGACACACTGACGAGATGGGTATCGTCTAGGGGCATGCGGCGGTCCCTGACTCTGGTATCGGTTGACCTGGTTGCTGACGGGTTGACCGCTACGCTTCAACCTTGACGCGGGTCCGGGTGCGGGCGGCTTGCGGAGGTACGCTCCGTTCGAGACCGATGGAGGCAAAAGTGCGTCCGTCTTCGCCATGGACAGCATCTTTGCCGGTGAACGCCTGCCAACGGAGAATAGCGACGTCGACATAGGCGGGGCTGAGTTCGATCGCATGGCAGGCGCGGCCGGTCATCTCAGCGGCTATGATGGTGGTACCGGAGCCGGCGAAGGGGTCGTAGACCGCATGCCCGGGAGATGAATTGTTTTCGATAGGACGCCGCATGCACTCGACCGGCTTCTGGGTGCTGTGGCCGGTTTCGGATTTGATGTGCTCAATGTTCCAAACGGTCGACTGCTTGCGGCCGCCTTGCCATTGCCCGGTTTCGCCCTCGCGGACAGAGTAATCGACCACCTCGTGCTCGGGGACGAAGCGCCACTGATCGTCTTCCCCCTCGCGTACGCTGTAGAGCGCAGGTTCATGCTGCCAATGGTAGTGACCCCGCGAGATCACCGCACGAGTCTTGACCCAGATGATCTGCGCTCGAATCCTGAAGCCGTTCGCCACCAGGCTGCTGATCACCTGCTCTCCATGAAGGCCGGCATGCCAGACATAAGCGACCGAGCCGGGAAACAGCGCCCACGCCTCGCGCCAGTCGGCATCCCCGTCGTTCGCCACTTTACCGACAGCTCGCCCACCCACGGGAGAACCGTCCTGCCGCACGCGCTCATTTCGCCAGTTCGCGTCGTAGCCCACGCCATAGGGCGGATCAGTGACCATCAAATGCGGCTTCGCGCCGCCCAGCGCAGCCGCGACCACCCGCGCATCCGTAGAGTCCCCACAGGCCAGCCTGTGCCCGCCGAGCAGCCACACATCGCCCGCAATCGATACGGGCTGCGACGGGGCCGGCGGTGCGTCGTCAGGATCGGTAAGACCCTCCGATGAGCCAAGCAGCATTCCGATCTCGTTGAAATCAAAACCGGTAAGCGAGAGGTCAAAGCCATCAGCGCGCAACGCACCGAGCTCAAGCGCCAGCAGTTCATCGTCCCATCCAGCGTCAAGCGCTAGTCGGTTGTCCGCAAGAATGTAAGCTCGCCGCTGGGCCACGCTCAGGTGGGACAGCTCGATTATCGGCACCGAGACCATGTCCAGCATCTGTGCCGCAAGGACTCGGCCGTGACCGGCGATGATGCCACGCTTGCCGTCAGTGAGGACGGGGTTGGTGAAGCCAAACTCCTTAATGCTGGCGGCTATCTTGGCAATCTGCGCCTTCGAATGGGTACGGGCATTGTTCGCGTAGGGCACCAACTTGTCGGTTGCCATGGTGCGGTATTTCGGGAACGACGGGTCCGCCGCCGCTTGCGAGACGGGAAGAATGGAACCGGCCTCTGGTGGCGGCAAACCGGCCGCTGCAGCGGCTTTCAGTGACGTCCTCGCGCGCGCGCCCGGGCGCGAGGCTGGAATAATGGGCGCGGTGGGGGGCGCCCCCGCCCCCGCTGCCACTACTCTGGTAGTGACATGTGCATCTACAGACACAGAGGACCTCCGCTTCCTCGGTCCTTTGTCGAGGGAACCTTTCACTCGACCGCCTGTCTTGAAGCCTGCTGCCACGAATGAAACCTATGCCGTGAGATACTTAGCGCTACTGTCGCCAGGCCGCGCATGAGTGTAACGAGTGGTCGTGGTCAGCGACGCATGGCCGAGCGTCGTTTGCACGACATGTACCGGAGCGCCGCGATCGAGGGCATGACTTGCGTGGGCGTGCCGGAGCCAGTGAGCTGACACCGCCGGCGGTAGTTGGGCGCGTTTTACCGCAGTTTTCATAATCCGATCGACCTGCGATGGTGCCAATGCGCCACCTTCGCGCGACTTGAAAACTGAATCGCCCGGGCCGGCACTGCCTCGCAACTCGGCGAGTCGGTCCCAAAGTGATTTGGTCAGCAGCACCGGGCGCGTCTTGCCGCCTTTGCCCAGCACGTTCAGCTGGCCGGCCTGATCACGGGGCGTTAGATCGCGCCAGCACAAGCCGCACGCCTCGCTGATTCGCAAACCAGCACCATAAAGCAACCGCAACAGCGCCGCGTTGCGCTTGGCCCATCGCGTTGTGCGATTGTTTATCCGGGAGAACCGCGGCGGCGCCTCGGCCGCCCAGAGCAGGCGCTGCACCGCCTCCTCCGTCATGATCCGCTCGATCAAGGTGTCCTTGATCGCTGGGAGCTGGATCGCCGCGGCGACATCGAAGGGCATCAGGCCCTGGCGGTGCAGCAGTCCGATCAGCGACTTGACTGCCGACAGTCGGCGACTCTGCGACGCGGGCGCCAGGTGGCCGAGGCTCGACGCAAATGCATTGATGTCGCTCCCGGTGACCGTGGGCAATGGTTTGGCGACAAAAGCGCGGAATGCATCCACGTCCGCTTTGTAGCTGCGCCTGGTGTGAGCCGAACGGGTGTATCTCCCAAGCCAGAGTGCAACCATCGCGTCATCGGTTGTATCCAGCCGCTGAGCGGGAGGTGACGAGCGTACAGGCACTGCTAGGGCGCTGGTCATGGCTACTGATCTCCGGATATCAATAGGAGATAATATTTCTTATCACCCTCTGACAAATGGCGGTTTTCCGTCGCTTCAGACCACCTCCACCATCTCCTGATCGACGGTAATAGGGCACGGCCGGCCGCAGAACGTGACCGGCATCCGTGCCTTCCCGTCCCCTGACCAATCGCAGATGCCCTCGAACCCACTGAACGGACCGCTGAGCAGCCGCAGAAGAGCGCCGACAAGGGTGTTCGGCGTATCGCCGTCCTCGTGATAGCAGTCGTCGGCACCGCACATGCCTCGGATCAAGCTGATGGCGCGGTCGGGCATGGGAGTAGGAGCGTCGGGAGCGAGGCTGAGGAGGCCGGCCACACTCGGCAGATCGCCCCGATACCGCCAGTAATCGATCACGCGAAACCGGGAGAAGATGTAGTTCGGAAACAGCGGTACCGCGCTGGCCGGGCGGGCGGGGATGATCGCGCCGACGGCGTTGCGTCTGGCTCGCGTGGCCGGTTTGAAGATGGTCGGCGCAAACACGTCAAAGCCTGCCGAACGACACTCTGCCGCGGCCTGCCGCTCGCCGCCATACACCGTTCGTCCGCAGTACCACCTTGGACCAGCCGGCTCGACCCGCTTCGTGTTCAGGTCTCTGTACTCGGCGGCAGAGCGCCGATACCAGGTGCGCCGGCTAATGCCTTCGATTTCCCACGGCTCCGCGGTCCGATCTATATCGGAATGAGTGTCACCCATGTCTGGATTGCTCCCGCACGGCGCGCATGGTTCCAAAGTCGGGAACCGGCCCCGTTAACGTTGGCTTCTAGCGCCGATGGCAGCGCCGTTTCGATCTAATAGTCAACGACTTTGTATCGCTATGCGCGCGCCGCGATCAAGCGCTGAGACGGAAAAGCACCGGATCGTGCCTGGGAAATAGACATGGGCAGAGGTGCGGCGGGGTGTGCCAGCGCATGCGTTCTGCGCATCAAAATCGGCATCGATGTGTATCTATTTATCCAGAATTTTCGCATCGATTTTTGCAGACAAATCGCACATCAATCAGCCGTTGTTTCCATGCGAAGACGTGCAGTGATTCTATGCGCGTCCATCGGCGATCCGCATGCGGAATCACCTCCGCCACGCGTTGCCACTGCACCGCTCGCGATGGCAGAATCGGGGGCATGCAGAACACCGCCGACCGAGTTGACGATCCGCACGACGACGCCTTCGACGGTGCACCTGACGATCCGGAATTTGAGAATGAGCGCTGCTGGGCTGAGGCTGGGACGATGCAGCGCGGACAGCCGCTCGCGTTCAGCGCGGTGTCACTGGAGCCTGGTGCGCCGGTCGCAGAATCGCGGTTTCTGGTGGATTGGGTCGATCAGCATCGGGAAGCGAGCTATCCCGCAGACTCGGCCTACCCCAATGGCAGCGCGATCGACGTTGCCCTTGACGCTCCGCACGCCTGCCGCGTCGAACTGCCCTACCCAGCGGCGAGATGCGGGCTTTGGGTGGTGACCTGCCGGGTGTGCGGTTTCGCGATTGCTCTCTCAACTTCTGGCAGGGCGGATGATCCCCGCTCCGCTAGACTCCCGTGCCGGCCTGGGTAGTGGCCTCTGTGAGCGGCGTCATACGCATGAACAGCTTCCGCCTTGCTCGGCACTTCGGGCAGCGCAGCGCCTGGACATGAGCCGTCCAGGTCAGGATCGGAACATGGCATGGCTGCCAGTCGTCCCATTCGTGGCCGCACGGTCCGCAGCGCAGCCAGAGCGGCTCCCAGGTAGGCTTGGGCCAGGTGCTCATGTGAAGCGATCCAGCGGCGGACTGTCCCGCCAACTGGCATGGATGCCCGTGATCTCGCCACACCGCGAGCACCGAAAGCCGATCCAAACCGTGCCGTGATCGTCCAGCGCGCTGACGACATGGCCAAACTGCCAGTGAAGGGCGTGCTGGAGGCGATGCAGCCAGGCGCTCATCGCGCCGCCGGTGAAGTGACGTGATCCGGGCCTGTCATGCGTGCCCCGAGCGCTCGTGCTCCGGCGCCGGTTCGGGTCCCCTTGGCCAGATGGGCCGCTGGCCGATCGCCGCCTCGATGATGTCAGCCGCACACTCACGCATGAGGTCCATGAAGGCCTGCTTGCGCCCCTCTTTCTCGACGAACTTCATGTGGATCGATCCGATCAAGACCGCCCGATCCATGCTTTGCGGCAACGCGTAGTAGGCGTTCCAGAACTCGCCTTCGTGGCGCATCGCCAGCCGCCCAATCCGCTCTTTCCCCTCAGTCTCCGGCGGCTGCTGTTCGGTCAGCTTGCCGAAGGTCTCTTTGCCTTCATCGCTTGAGGCCCAGGCCTCCGACTCTTCCTTGCTGGCGTCAAATTCCCCGTTCATGTGCCGCGCCAACAACGTCTGCACTTCGTGTCGGCGCGGCGCGGACAGCGACGGCGCGTTGGCGAAGGTTTTAAGGTCGTGCGCGAGTTGCTGGCAGGGCAGATCGAGAGGTGAGAGGTAGTCGTGGTAGTACCCGGTCGCTGCCTTGTCGGCCATCGCGCTCAGGCCAGCCTTACGTAGCTCTTGGGCCAGAAAGTCCTTCGTGTGCATCGTCATCTCCCCTCATCCACCGCGCGGGCGTTGGGCGGCCGGCCGTTGCCGATATCGGCATAGAGCGCCGCCACCACGGCTTTGCCGACGTATTCGGCCCGCGTCAGGCCGTGGGCATCGGAGAGCCGCTCGTCGTAGCACCTGTCAGCCAGGCGAGCAGCGGTCCAGACCGTCTCCATCCTCCTCTGGGCTTCGCCTATGGCGTCCATTCAGCCTGCCTCCGCCCGAGCTTCCCGGCGGGCCAGTGTCGCGAGTCGCCCTTTGATCGAGTTGGGGCGGCGGCGCGGTGAGCACGAGCGGCCGATCGCCCCGTTGCTCATACCCCTCAGCGATAGCGCCAGGATCAGCGCATCTTCGTCAGGGGTGAAACGGCGGACGACATGGTTGCCGCGCTGCTCTATGGCGCCCGGGCGCACATACGATCTCGGGAATGGCCCCGGCTTCTCGGCCCCCGCAATCAGGCAATGGTAGGAGACCACCGCCGGCGACACTCCGTAAGTCGCCGCGATCCTGGCGTACGACCAGCCGCGGTCTTCGCGGAGCGCGAGCATCTCCTCCTTGGCGATGGGGGTCATCAACCCTTCTCCGTCAGATTGGCGCCCAACGCCCGAGCAGCAGCGGATGTCCGCTCCATCTCCGCCCCGAATAGCGCCGCTACGTCTTTCCATGGCTGATAAGTCGGGGTTGCCGTCCAGAACGCGACGTCTTCCGCGGTCCAAGGGTCAATCGGCACATCCATCCCGGTGCAGCACTCTTCGTCGAGTGGCCAACTTCGACTCATGGCGCGCCATCACGGCATACCTCGCCGGCGTCGGCATCGCACCGCAGGCACCCGCCATCGCCGCGAACCTGGACATTGCCGCTGTTTTTGCACGGTTGCGTCAGTTTCCAGGCGGCGAGTTCAGCCATCCGCTTCCGATACAGCGCCTGTTCAGCGGCGATGCGATCGGCTTTTTTCATGGCGAGCCGAACTCCAACTCGCCTGCGATTTGATCTGCTGCTCTGGGATTGAGCCAAAGCACCTCGGTTCGTTTTGCCGCACCGTCCGCCAGCGCCGCGATCGTCAGCCGCCGCCAGCCCACCAGCGCCTCGTCGTAGAGCCGAGTTGCGTACCCGCTGATGACCACGGCACCACGGATGTTCGGAAGGCTAGCCAGCAGCGCTGCATGATCGGCCGGCGTCATCTCGTGCGCGTAGGCATGATAGCGCTCGCCCGTCTTGCGGCTCTTCTCCGACCGGGTTTCCGGCATATAGGGTGGGTCGAGGTAGTGCAGGGCGTCTACATCGTTGTGTTGAAGCATCACCTGCAGCGCCGGCCGCCGCTCGATGACCACCCCGTTCAGGCGCTTAATGATCGCCCGTAGCGCCGTGGGGTAATTCGCCCAATCGTGCGCCGGCGTGGTGCCGCTCCGATTGGACGTCGATCGAAACCCGGTTCGCACGGCTCGGTTGAACCCGTCGGAACCGAACCCCATGAATGAGCGCACGATGAGGCTACGAGCCTCCTCCACCGGATCATCGGATCGTTCGTAGGCACCCTCGAATTCGGCTCTTGCGAACGGCGTCAACTCCAAAGCCCGGACGAGTTCGCCGGCGCGACCGGACCGCAGGACCTGGAACAGATTCACCACATCGCCGTCGAGGTCGTTGTAGATTTCAGCATAGGAGCGGGGTTTGCGGAGCAAGACGCTCGCCGCGCCACCGAACGGCTCGACGTAAACACGATGGCGGGGAAGGTGCGCTACGATCCACGGAGCCAAGCGCCACTTTCCACCATGCCAGCGCAGCAGCGGCCGTGATGGCCCGGTCATGGCGCCCCGTTCCTGGGATATCCGGCCAGCGAGTAAAGGCCCGAGAACAGGTCCCCGATCGCCCACCGAAGCCGGAGTGTGATCTGGCGCTGTGCCCGATGATGGGCGGCGTCGTGCAGGAGATGACAGCGCTGGCACCAGGCGGCGAAGTTTGGATCGTCGCTGTTGGCGGGATCATGGTCGCGATGGGCCGTGGCCAGCACCACCCGGGTGACATGGCCGCTGCGATCGACCTCCAGCACGGAAGGCGCGGGGACCATGGCTCCGTCCCCATCGTACCAACACCTCTGGTCAAAATCTTCCCATCGGCCATCCGGCAGGCAGAGGATGCGGGTGAGATGCGGGCGGCGGCAGCGCATGCAGCGACCCTGGGCGACGTCGAAGCGGATGCGCTGGCTGATCTCTGGCCAGTCCGGCGGATAGAGCGGGCGCAGGTCTTTTCTTACTGGCGTTGGAGCCTCCCGCCCCGTTCGCGGTCACCCTTTGCTTCCCCGGCGGCCATCGGCAGGCCATCCAGGACCCGATCCGGCGCCAGCGCGCGAGCCTCATCGGCCAATGCGCGCAGATCCCTCGCCAGCGCCGGCCGGCCCACCGTCAGCGCCTCCTCTGCGGCCTCTTCCAGCGCATCCGTCAGGCGCAGCAGCGTGTCGCTGTCAGAGCGCGGATCGGCGAGCATCGAGACCACGAACCCGCGCAACCAGGCAGGCGCCAGAGGAGCGACGTGACCCACCCTGACAGTCCAGTACGGTCTGGCGTCACCCGTCACGGCGAGACCACGACCATATGAGCCGCGTGGCGCAGCACCCGGCGGGACCAGCACTGCACGACGTAGCGCCGCTCTACGGAGAGCCGCTCGGGGTGGTGAAAGACCCGGGCCGCTCGCACGTCCGTCGCGGGTTCCACCACCTCGATCACCACACCCTCCTCGCACATCAGCGACGTCCGGTGACTGCCGGAGAGCGAGACGCGCACCGCTGTCCCCAGGTCGATCTGGCCAGCCACCGGAGGTGCGAGGGCCGCACCGACGATTACTGGACGCCTGCCTACACGGGCCGTCCGACGCGGGCATGGTTCCGGCAGGCGGGCGAGCGCGGACATCTCAGGCTGCCTCGGGGTCGGGGAGGTATCCTGCGAGGGCCATCAGCCACCTGCCGTCCGACGTTCAACGGATGCCACCACAGCCTGGACCCGCAGGACCGTGGGATTGTCCGCCCGCCAGAATGCCGTCAGCCGATCGAGGAAATTGGTGCGGACATAGTCGCGCAGGAACGTCGAGGGCAGGCTGATTGTGGCCTCGCCATCCTCTATCCCGACGATGGCGGCCTTCGACATCCAGGTCCGGTACGGGACAGGGCCGATTTCAGCTTTGAGCTGGCGCGATGCGCGAACCCATTGCGCCTCCACGCCATCCCCCACGGCCGCGGCGGGATCATCTGCCTCGTCAGAAACGCCGCCCTCGATCGGCAGCTTGATGGTGCCCTGCTGGAGATTGCTGTTGGGAGGACTCTTCTCCCGCCGCATCCATGTGCGGAACTTCGCATTCCAGTCAGGGCTGACCTCGTCTCGGCCGAGATACCAGTCGAGGAAGCCTTGCGCGAGTTCGTCAGGATCGTAGCCCCGGCCCCGAGCAGCCAACGCGTCCTCCGGTGTCGGCCTCCAGTCCGGTGGGATTGGGATACTCGGGCGACTCGGCGGCTGCTGTTTGCGTCCCGATGCACGATGCGCTTCGGGGGCGGGCGCATCGCTTGACGCATGCGCGGACGCATCAGATCGCATGCGCTCCGCATGCGCCGACGCATCGCTGCGCATGAGCGCGTCCTCTCTCTCTCCCAAAGAATCTCTCCAATTATCAGGGGATTCAGCAAGAGAAGTATCAGAGGGAGAGAGAGCGCGCGCATGCGCGAGCGCATATGCGCCGGATGCGCTCGACGATGCGCTGGGCGCATCAGTGGAATGCGTTTCCGCATGCATTTCCGATGCGCCGCGCATTGAAATCACATGCGTTTCCGCATCAGATCGCATGCGCTCCGCATGCGTTTCAGGATGCGCCTGCGCATCTGTTTGTAGCGGCTCCCCGGCGGCGCGTTGCTTCGCCCATCTGGCTTTGGCGGCATCCTGCTGCTGCTGATTTTTGATCCGATCGTCCGTTGGCTCACGGACCGGGCGCCGCGGCCGGCTCGCTGTAACGTCGGGATCGGAATACCGCCGTCCGTCCGCCGAAAGCTCCAGGCGGTCTTCCAGCAGCGGCCAGGCGACTTCGCGAAGGAACCCGACCGTCACCCCCAGCACGCTGGCAAGCGCGCGCTCTCCGGACGGGACTGAGCCGAAGCGCCGGAGGTAGCCGAGCAGCTGGAGGTAGGCCCGACCGGTCTTGCGATCCATCATCGCGAGGTCGGCAAACATGCCGTCAAACCCGGCCGGGGAGAGCTCCATTGCCCAGGACATCAATCACCTCCCCCAGATGCATGCGCCGGTGGACCGGCGTTCGCCCGTTGTCGCCACCCCTCGGTCTGGTAGGCTTTGCCGGCGTGCTTCTCGCAAAAGGCCAGCCGCCCAAAGGTGGGCTGATCGCAGTACCGGTACGGGCGTTCGGTGATCGGCCAGCGGCATGTCCTGTCGTCTTCGCTGAAGGCCGATGCCGGCATCGCTGGGGGAACAGGCGCGGCGATCACCGGGCGGGGCGCGGGCGGCGGCGAAATCGGGGCTGGCAGCGTCGGGGCGTCCCTGGACGTCACCTCCGGTGCGGGCACCTCGGAGGCGATCGGCGGCAGGGTGGTCTGCGGGATCGCTCTCTGGCGCTCCCGCTCGGAAATCGGCACGGGTATATGATCGGGGCCGCGCTTGATCGGCGACGGCCGCCCTGGCAGGTCAAGCCGCCCGGCCTTGCCGACGATGGCACTTTTCGACGCCCTGAGCAGCCGGCCGATTTCGGCGGTGCTTGTGCCCTTGGCCCATTCGTCACGCAGGCGCGAAAGATTCCTCTCGGTCTGCCATAGGCCTGATCCGTCGCCGCGGCTCATGGCGGT